ATTATATTATGCAGAATTTAAATAATGGGTTTAATCAGGTTTTAGTTGCGAATTCTATTTTAGAAGAATATATTAGAGAAAAATATCCTGAATATCCTGTAATAAGAAGTATTATTGCATCTGAAAATGTTTATTATGATGATTCTGATAAATATTTTATGAGTGTATTAAGAAAACATAAAAATACGGATATAAGATTTCTTCAAAGTATTAAAAATAAAGATAAGATTGAATTATTAGTAAATGAAACTTGTGATGAAGATTGTCCTAGAGCATATACACATTATTTAGAGTTTTCAAAAAAACAGAGATACTTAGACAATACTGGGGAAGAATTAATTATTAAATGTACATGTGATAGAAAATATCCTAGAAATCGTTTTTATAATTTATCTATGTGTTTAACTAGAGATAAAATTAAAAATATTTATGAACCTATGGGATTTAAGCATTTTAAAATTAGTGGTAGAGGTTCTCATGGCGGTATTATTCTTGATTATGCTCATTATATGGTTAAACCTGAATGGAAAGAAGATTTTTTAAATATGATGTTAGATGCAGTTTGTACAGATAATAGATAATTATATAGTATTTTATAGACCTTAGACTTGTTCTAAGGTCTTTTATTTTTGAAAGCGAGGTCTATAGTTAAATGGCAACACTTTCTATAAAGGTAGGTGAGATTAATGAAACTTACCGAGTTGATTGATTATATAGATAGAATCCCATCCTCTACCCTTCTCGTTGGTATGATTGTATTAGGTGTGGTTGTTGGATGGTTTCTATCTAATAGAAAAGATATTAAAGAATTGTGGGATTCTTGGTATAAAAATAAGAAACGTAAAGATGAATTATTAAATATGTTGCTTCAAGACCATGATAGGATTGAGACATATGAGGATAATCGTAAACACGATAGAGAGCAAAGTTTTGAAATTCAAAAACAATTAGTTGATGCTAATACTCAACTTGTAGCATCACATCAAGAATTAACTACTACTGTTATTGAAATGGCAAAATCTGCTGAAAATCGTGAAAAACAAATTCAAGCACTTATTATTGCTTGTAAAGAACTATTGGCTAGTGACATTAATGAAAGTTATCAGAGATATATTTCTTTAGGGTATGTTCCAGAAGATGAATTTGATGAATTTAACAATAGATATTCTGCCTATAGAGGTTGTAATGGAAATCATACTATTGAAACGAAATATAAATATGTAATTGAACACTTACCTGTTGTGCCTGTAGAATCTCGTCCTATTCTTAAACATGAAGATTAAAAGAGGTGATATTTTTGGCATCTCATAGAAACATGAAAAGAAATTCTGGTAGAAATAAAATGAAGAAAGAAAATTCAAAAAAGATTGTTGACTGGTTATTTTATCTTTGTTTTGCTTATTTTGCTTATATGTTTTATATGATGAAAATTACATTAGACCTCTCTCCTGCTGAATATATGGCTGATATCTTAAAGGTTGCTTTAGCAATTGGTGTTCCTGCATATATGTATAGAGCAGTCATGACAGATAAAGTGGAAATTCAATTAAAATATAAAAAAGAATCTAGTGAATTAAAGAAAAAATATGGTGAGAATTATATTGAAGAAGAACTTTCCGACCCAGAATTTTTGAACAAAAGTTAAATTGAAAGAGAGGTTTTATTGGAATGGATATTACTTGGTTAATTGAGTTATTGTTAATCATTATTATTTTCTTTAGCAAAAAGTATTGGATTCCTTTATTAAAAGGAACTGTTATTTTAAGAATGGCAAGAACTTTTGTTTCTTCTGCAAATGAATTATATATTACAAAAGAGATTGAAGATAAAGCACAATATGTTTGGGATGAAATGGTTAAGTTCTTAAATAAATATAAAATTACTTTTGATGAAACAGAAGTTAAAGCATACATTAAACGTGCTGTAACAGAGTTAAGAGTAGACATTACGAATACTGATGCAGAAAAGAAAATTAGTAATTAATCCCCTCCCCATTTTTGTGGAGAGGTTTTTTATTTTGCAGAAAGGAGGAATGATACCAATGGGTAAAAAGTTAGAACCTATTCTTTATATGCAGACTGACCCAAAATGGGCTAATAATGACTATTCTGCAAAAGGTGAAAAAACAACAATTAAGGCTGAAGGTTGTGGTATTGCTTGTTCTGCTATGGTAATTGCTTCTTTGGCAGATAAAGATATAACTCCAGAAGATACTTGCAAATGGTCACTTGAACATGGTTATAAAGCACCACATCAAGGTACATATTATGCTTATTTTAAACCTCAAATGGATGAATATGGTATTAAATGTCATATGATGAATAGTGTAAACTGTTATGGTAAACCAAATGCAGAGGTACATAAAGAAGTATGGAAAGCATTAGATAATGGAGATTGGGTTATAGCGGTAGCAGGTAAAGGTGATTTTACATCTAGTGGACATTATATTTTAGCGTGGGGTTTAGACCAAGATAATGTTCTTATTAAAGACCCTTATAACACAAAATCAATTTGCTCAAAGATGCCTTGGGAGCGTTTTATTAAACAACAGAAATATTACTGGAAAGTCCAACTTCCAGATAAATACAAGGAGGACTTAGAAGTGGTTGAAAATATTAATATTGAAGTCGATGGCTTAGATTACACTGTATCTGCTATTAATAAAGATGGTTATACATATATTAAAACTCGTGACATTGCTAGTGCTTGTGGCTTTGATGTTTCTAATAAAGGTAAAATGCCTATTCTTACATCTAAAAAGAAATGAGGTGAAAGAGGTCTATGTTTACTATTGTAATGAATTCTGATAAATCATGTACAGTTACACATCCAGTAACACTTTTTGAAAAAGAAACAGGAATTGATTGTATTCGTTGGCTTGTTCCACCTCAATATACAGAAGGACAAACTATTAAAAATATTGCAGAATATGTTGCTACAGTAAAAATTAAGTGTCCAGATGGTAGATACTGGATTGAATTACTAACTTGTGAAGAACTTCCTTATAAGGGAAAACTTGATTTTAGACAAGTAGTAACAAGTGATTTAACTAAAGTTTCAGGTCAAGTAATGATGCATTTAACTTTTGCTAAAGTAATTGAAAATGAAGACGGTACAAAAGTACCTGATATTTTCTACAGTGATAATGTATTTATTACTATTGAAAGAAAAGAAGAATTTATCTTTATTCCAGATAAATCTTTACAAGCAATTGACCAATATATTTTACAACTCAATGACAAAATGAATCAACTGAATAGTATGGTTGATGAAGTTTCTGAACAAAGAGCAAATGATATTGAAATTATTGACGGTCAAATTTTTGTTGGGTATAAGAATGAAGAAACTGGCGAATTTACCCCTATGGGTGATAGTATTTCTGCAACATCTCACTCTTGGCAAGAAATGTAATTTTATAATATTTAGGAGGAATTTAAGATGGCGTTTACAAATGATATTGCTTACAGATATGGTTTGCAATCAACATATGATGCTTTGATTTCTCGTGACCCTCAAACACTTTATTGGTGTACAGATACACGCAAATTGTATCGTGGGGACGATGATTACACAGAAGCAGTTCGTTTTACCGATGACCATACTTCCCTATTAACTCCTGCTAGAAATGTTCTATATGTAGAATATACTGGTGCAGGTTGGGTGTATGTAAAAGATGTTGAATCTGGTTCTGATGTATGGAAACAAATCTTTGGCTCTGATGATGAATCTGGTATTACTATTGTAACAGTAATTGATGAAACATCTACAGATGATGTAGTACCTTCTGCTAAAGCAGTTTATGATTTATTCCAGACATTAGATGTTTCTGATTTAGATTTATCTGGTTATGCTAAAACAGAAGAAGTAGATAATAAACTACAAAATTATGCTCTGAAATCTGATATTAAAAATATTGCAGACCAAATGGAATACGAAGTATTTGATAAGCCAGTTGGTACTTTAGTTGACTATAGAGATAAAGAAATTCGTATTCTATGCCCTTCTACAACTAAATGGGTGCTGAGAACTTCTGGTGAAAATTCTGATTCTTCAATGTATTATTTAGGTTTCAAAGCGTATGCACCAAATGCAGATGTTGTATCTTTTAAAGAAGATTTAAAAGAAACTATTGAAGATGAAGAAATGTATTATTTTGAAAATAATGATTTTGCAGGTATTGATGCATATGGCAGAAAATATTCTATCGTATGGTTGCCTGTTGCAAATTATGATTTAACATCTGATACATGGACATATTATGGCTCTATGTCTACAGAAGACAAATATATTGGTTGGTATTATCGTGTAGATTGGTATAATGCCGATGGTATTGTTATTGCTTCTGATATGATTAGAATTAATCTATCTAATGAAGAATGTCATTATGCTATTTCTGATGCAGTAATGACTAATTTTGTAACAGAAGATGAAGTTGAAGTAATTAGCACAAGAGTTGATGAGTTAGAAGACAGATTAATTGATGTTTCTACTTGGGCTGAAATGTAATTAAATAATGTTTAATTAAACACCTGAAGATTGGGTGTTTTTTATTTTATAACTTTCTATTTATATATTTTTGAAAGGATGTTTTTAAATTATGGCAAATGTAAAATTTAACAAAGGTCTATATGCAAATCTACCTGCTCAATCTACAGAAGGTGCTCTGTATTTTACAACCGATGAATCTATTTATCTAGGTCTGGCTAATGGTCAGTATCATAGATTTGGTGATTTTATTGAAGTAGCAAGTGTAGAAGCACTACCTGCTGATGGTGCTCATGTGAAAGCACTATACTACTGCACACTGGAAAATGTACTGGCAAAATGGGATGGCTCTGCTTGGAAACAAATTAATCTGGATACAGATACAACTTATGAAATGACAGCAGGTGCTACAGCAGGTTCTATTAAACTGATTGGTAAAAACAAAAAAGGTACACAGGTTTCTTCTGTTGAACTGCAAGTTGTAGATGTTGCAGGTCTAAACGAAGCAATTGCCGATGCTAAAAAGGCAGGTACAGATGCACAGGCTTATGCTGAAGCACTATCTGACAAAGTTGGTGAGGTTGAAAACGGCAAAACAGTTGTTGGTATGATTTCTGATAATGCTACAGAAATTGCAGACCTAGCAGCAATTGTTTCTGCTATGACAGGTGACGAAGAAGGTTCTGTAGGCTCTATTTCTGAAGCAATTAAAGCACAGATTGATGCTCTGGATGTAACAGATGAAGCAGTTGAAGGTCAATTCGTAGTTGCTGTTTCTGAAACAGACGGTAAAATTACTGTAACAAGAGCATCTCTGAAAGTATCTGACATTCCTGAAATTGGTCAGGATAAAGTAACAGGTCTGGTTGATGCTATTGCTGATGCTAAGAAAGCAGGTACAGACGCTAATAATGCTCTGGAAACTTATAAAGGCACAAATGATGTTGCAGTAAAAGAAGCAAAAGATGCCGCTGATGAAGCAAAAGCAACAGCAGATGCTAAAGTTGCTTCTGTAACAGCAGGTGACGCTTCTGTAACAGTTGCAGGTACATCTACAGAACCTACAGTAGCAGTTAAACTAGACCCTTCCGCAGATAATGCTATTAAACTGGGTGAAAATGGTCTGAAAGTTGAAATTGGTGCTGCACCTGAATATAGCATTGTAAAAGCTGCTGATTCTGGTGAATATGCTGCAATCTATAACCTGACAAAAGATGGTGTTAATGTAGGTGCTTCTATCAATATTCCTAAAGACCTAGTTGTAAAATCTGGTTCTGTTGTTGATGGTGATATCGTTCTGGTGCTGAATGATGAAGCAAATACAGAAATTGTAATTCCTGCTGATTCTCTAATTGAATATGTAACATCTGGCTCTGTTGCAGGTGACATGGTTGTAATCAATGTTGATGAATCTACACACAAAGTAACAGCAACAATTACAGATGGTACAATTGGTCTGGCTAAACTGACAACAGAAGTTCAGACAGCAATTGGTAAAGCACATAGCCATGCTCATCTTGAAGTTCTGGAAGGTATTACAGCAGATAAAGTTTCTGCATGGGATGCTTCTGAACAGAACGCTAAAGACTATGCTGATGGTCTGGATGAAGCAATGGATATTCGTGTAAAAGCAATTGAAGACGATTATCTGAAAGAAGCAGATATTGCTAATAAAGCAGATAAAGCAACAACACTGGCAGGTTATGGTATCACAGATGCTATGACAGCAGATGCAATCGCACAAGCAATTGAAGATTCTGAATATGATGACACAGCACTGGTAGGTAGAGTTGATGCACTAGAAGCAATTGACCACGATGCTTATGTTGATGCAGATACACAAGTGCTAACAGATGCGAAAGCATATGCTGATGGTCTAGCAGGTAATTATGATGCTTCTGGTTCTGCATCTACAGCAGAACAGAATGCTAAAGATTATGCTGATTCCGCAGTAGAAACAGCAATGACATGGGGCGAATTCTGATTTAATGGACATTTAACTTATGTTTTGAACTTGGGTAGAGGTTAATTCCTCTACCCTATTTTTTGTAACTCTTAGGACAGTAAGATACGCTAATGAGGTGAAAATATTATGGCTTTATTTAAACCTTTATTGGGTGATGAATCTCGTATTTCATTAGAAGTCACTCCTTTTCATGAAGGATATGTGTACTTTGTGAAGGAAGGTTTTCTATACTTTGATGTTAACCTTGGCACAGAAGAAACACCTAATAATCAGAGAATTAAATTAAAGGCAGACGCAGAAATTGCACAAAAATTAATTGAACTTAACAAACTATCTGAAATGGCATTTTGGATTGGTACTAAAGAAGAATATGAAGTAATTGAAACTAAAGAAGATAACGTTTTATATATTGTTACTGATGATTTCCAAGATGTAACCTTTGAAGATAAATCTAATAAAGTTGCTGTTTTAGATGAAACATGTACTGATGAACAATATCCTTCCGCATTGGCTATTTATAATTTTGTTCAAAGTTGCATTGAAGAATATATTGCATCTACACCAACTATTACAAGTTCCACATCTGAGCCTACTTCTGAAGATGGTAAAGTTGGAGATATTTGGGTGGTGATTTAATATGAAGTTTAAATCAATAAGAACATATACTGAATTATCATATATTGAAGGGACAGGCACACAATTTATTGACACAGGCTTTAAACCTAATCAAGATACTAGAATTGTTCTTGACATTGATATTAGTACACAATCTAGTTATCCTATGGCATTATTAGGTGGCAGAAACGGTGATACTTCTTCTAATGCATCATTTGTGATTTTTATTATGACTGCTTCTCAGCTTAGAACAGACTACGGTTCTGCAACAGTTAATGCTGATATTTCTACAGTTGGTAGATTTTTAATTGATAAAAATAAAGCAATATGTACTATTAATGATACTGCTTATACGAACACCGCAGCTACATTTCAGTCTGATTATACTCTAGCATTATTAACAGAGAATGACCCAAGTGGTTACGATACAAGAATTACTTCTGCTAAGATTTATTCCTGTCAAGTGTATGATAACGATGTATTAATTCGTAATTATGTTCCTGCAAAAGATGATAATGATGTAGTTTGTTTATATGACAAAGTAAATCATGAATTTGTTTATAATGCAGGTACAGGTACATTTGTTGCGGGTGAAACCATCAAAGAAATTGGTTCTGAATTATGGGAAGATGCACAATATTATTTAACAAAAACAGATGATAATATATGGTCAACTCCTAAATCTGTTTACACTAAAGTTTCTGAAAATTTGACTGTTTTGGATTACATTGAATCAGATGGTGCTAGTTATATTGATACAGGTTTTATGCCAAATCAAGATACAAGAATGGTTATTGATTATGAAGTGTTAGATACTAATACAGCAGAAGCACATATTAGTTCTGCTAGAACATCTGGTAGTACCCCATTATGGACATTGTACTCTAACGCTTCTCTAAAATTGGGAACTCGTTATGGCACAAGTGCTGCACAAACACTCACATCTCCTACTGGTGCAGGTCGATATTTGTTTGATAAAAATAAAAATACATTAAGCATTGATGGCACACAAGTATATGAAGTAGCATACGAAACATTTACTGTATCAAGTACATTAATTATTTTTGCTAGAAACGATGGTACTGTTATTAATAACTATGGCAAAGGCAGGTTGTATTCTTATAAATTATACGATAATAATGTTTTAATCCGTGATTATGTTCCTGTATTAGACAGTTCTGGTGTTGCATGTCTTTACGACAAAGTAACAAATGAACTTTTCTACAATCAAGGCACAGGTACATTTAGTTACGGATACAAAACTGAATTTGAGCCTGAAACTGAGTTGGCATTCATTGAATCCAGTGGCACACAATACATTGACACTGGATTCATGCACAATCAAAATACCAGAGTTGTTATGGATACACAGGTTACAACACAGCCTAGTGACCATGCGTGGTTGTTTGAAGGCAGAATTGATAACAATTCTGCTGCAAAAGGGGTGTTTCTGTTAAATGGTAAAGCATGGAACGCTGACTATGTAGGCAATAGCGGAAGGGTTTCCATGACAAACTATTCTATCGGTATAACAGATAGGTTGAAAGTTGACTACAACAAAAACACAATTACCGTCAATTCGGTCAATAATTTTACACACACTTGGACAGTAACAACATTCCAAAGTACTTGTAATCTGGTGTTACTGGCAGCGAACACTGGTGGTACAGTTAGTGGTTTTATATCTGCTAGAATCTACTCTTGTTGCATTTATGATAACGATACTCTGGTCAGAGATTATATCCCTAAAACGGATTCTCAAGGTGTTCCTGCACTCTTTGATAAAGTGTCTGGTACATACTATTACAACGCAGGTACAGGGATGTTTGGTGCTGTAGAAAAATCAAATATAATTCAACGTGAATATTGGAAACAAGTGGCTTAATTGGAGGTGACTGAATAATGGCAATGTATTTAAATGGAGTTAACCTTTCTTTTGGGCAAAAAGGTGAATCTGGTAAAAGTGCTTACGCTTACGCACAAGAGCAAGGTTATTCTGGCACTGAAGCAGAGTTTGGAGAACAATTATCTAATGCTGTTGCAGTACAAATGTTATTTGGTAAATTTAATAATCAAGTAACTTGGAATGATGATGAAACTGTGTTCACTGAAACTTGGACATATAATAATGATAGTTATAAAAGAGTTTCAACTATTATTTCAGATACAGAAACAACTGTTCAACTTACCATTAATGATGTAAATGCAGGTCTTTGGACAATGGTAATTGACGAAACAAATAAGGTATATGTGACAACATATACTGCACAATAAAGTAAATTTAAAAATGTTTTTAAATGAATTTTAAGGGAAGTCATATTGATAGACTTCCCATTTTTTACGATTTTATATCAAGATATTCCCTTCTAAATTTTTCTAAAAATTTTTCAATTTTTTTCAAATTTTCTCTTGCATTATTTAAGATTATCAGTTATAATATAGATAAATCAAAGAGAACTTAAACACTTCCTTCAAACACCATAGAGAGTTCAATTTGATTTATAAGAAGGAGAATAAAAAAGGGCTTCTTATAAGGGTAACGAGATAAAAAGTAAGAAGCAAGAAAATGTACGATTGTATTATTCTTAACTTTCTTAATTGTAACACTTCCAAAACAACTTTATTTACAGTAAGGCAAAAAAATTTCAACTTCTAAAAAGGAAAACTAGCATCATACATCTGGTGCTAGTTTTTCTTTTATATAAAATAATAAAAATAGAATAGCCCATCTTTGAACGATGGGCTAACTCTACCGCTTGGAATTAGAAGTAATTTTTTGTGGTATACTCATTCCATATTATCGATGATTTCTTTGGCTTTGTCAAGCGTGATATCTTTCTTTTGGATAGTTTCAACGAGTAAATTAATTTTTTCTTTTTGAAGTTCTTCCTCATATTCTTTCTTTTGTTTTCTTAAATTTGCAAGTGTTTCTTCACTCTGCTCAATAGAGATTTCTAATTCAGAAATCGCAGAATTGATGTTATAAATTTTTTGTTCTGTTGATAATTCTCTAGGTTTTCTTGCCATAGTATTACCTCCTATTTATAACTATGATATACTTTTATTGAATCATTTTCAATCATTTTTGTATGAAAATGATTGACAGTAAAATTCAATAATATACAAATTCTATTCAATAGATAAAAATATAACAATCAATTACTTCAAAAAGATAACTTTAAATATTTTTGTTTGTTTTCAGACCATCAAGGAGTAAAATTATAAGCAACACTTTAACCATTCTTCTAGTGGTGTCAAATTGGTGTAAATTAAAAAGATTTAAGGATTTTATGTGCCACAAATGCTTTAAAATCAACGTTTGTAGATTATCCAACCTTTTTTAACGAAAAACCAACCCACTATGACAATTTTTTTACAAAATCCTACCATGTAAGACTTAGGATGTCAGTTTTCCTTGATTTTTCGGGCTTTGTAGGAATTGATGATTTTAAACATTGATGTGGGACTTTTATTTTTCTTTGTATATTTTGGCACTGTTTGGTATGAATTTGGTGTAAATTTGGTGTAATTTAGCCAGACCAAATTTTATTCAATCTGGCTAATACGTTCCATTTCGTTAATTGCTAAACTACCATTCCAGTGTGTATAAATATCCATAGTAGTTGCAATTTTTGCATGTCCCATAATATACTGCAAAGAACTAGAACTAAGTCCCTTCTCTGCCATTCTAGTACAAAACGTATGTCTTAAACTGTGTGGGCTGAGATGAGGAATTTGTTCTTTGTGTTCTTTATTGTATCTGTTGATGGCAGAATTTAATTCATATCTAACCATAGAGTTAGTTACAATTCTCCATTTCTTATTTGATGTTAGAAGAAACTTTGTATAACCATTAATGATAGGTTCTACTGTTGTATTCTTGCTCCTTCTTTCAATCAAATTAAGAAAAGAATCGTATGCTCTGTCGGTGATATAAATATCTCTAATGCTTGTGCCTGTCTTAGTGGAAGTGATTTGCCACATTTCAGATTTTTCATTATAATTCTTGCCTAGTTGGTGGTCAATGTGAATAACTCTATTCTTTAAATCAATGTTATCTAAAGTTAATCCACATAATTCCCCTATTCTTAAACCTGTTTCTAACAGTATGATAATAACATCATAGAGCCAATCACTTTTAGATGTTTCCTTGATATATTTAAGGAATTTTGCTTCTTGTTCTTCTGTAAGAATGTTCTTATCAAGATTTTCATTTGGTAAGAAGTTCAAACTTATATTACAAGGATTTTTCCTAATCAAATCATCATCTACTGCGATTTGGATTGCTAGTTTTAAGATGTTAAGATAGGTTCTCAGACTACTTTTTTTGATGCCACTTTCGTTCATGCTTATCATTAACTGTTTAACATGGGACACTCTCACATCTTTTATTTTCATCTGAGATAAAGGATATGTCTTTAATTTGTTGACATTATATACTTTCATAGCCCTAGTAGAATCTTTCCATTTAGGGTTACTCTTTAGATAGTTGTCAAGCAATTCAGACACAGTGATTTTACCACCAGATACAACGATACCATCCTCTAAATCTTTTTTAATTTTTTGTTCTTTTTGTCTTAGTTCTGCTAATGTTGGAGCGTATATGCACTGTCTTACACCAAAGATATCAGTGTATCTATACATATATCTCCCGTCTTTACGTTGGCTTTCGCCACTGTACAATACTCGTTTATTACTATCCTTACGCTTTTCAGCCATTAAAACCCTCCTTTGCGAAGAATGGTTGCAAAAAGAGGTCATTTACTGTGCTTAATGGTCATGTCCATTATATCACATAAAGACCTCTTTGGCAATTTTGTGTTTTAAATTACATTCATAGAATCAATTACTTTTTCAAATTTTTCACGTTTAATTAATGTCTTGTTACCATTATGGATTACATAATCTGCTAATGGGTTTTTTCTAATAAATTCTCTTAATCTTTTATTGCCTATATTGAAATAGATACTTGCTTCTTCTATGGTAAGCAAATACTTTTCCCAGATAGGAATATCTTTGTTATCTGACATTTATATCACTGCTTTCCTGTAGAGCCAAAGCCACCGTTTCTAACGCCATCTGCATTGTCATCGTATGTAATACCAAATTCATTAAATAAGCCCTGTGCAATGCCATCACCTTTTTTAACTTCCAATGTTTTGTCGTTTCTACTATCATTAGTCATTTTAAAGAAGATGTGACCTTCATTGTCAGAGTTATAATAGTCGCTATCAATAATACCTGTTGTATTATCTAATTGCAGACGATATTTTGTACCCAGACCACTTCTGGGGTAACATTTTAGTACCCAACCTTCATCAATTTTAACTCTAATACCTGTAGGAATTTTAATAGAATGTCCTGCATTTAGTTCAAATTCATAAGGGGAACTGAAGTCGTATCCTGCACTACCAATTGTTTTTCTGATTGGTAGTTTAATAGCATCGTAAGTTTTTTTAATATCTTCTTCATACCAATCACCAAAAGTATCAATATAATCTTTTCTAAATTGTTCGTAGGATACTTTTTCAAATTTTGCAATTCTTTTCATTCATTTGTCTCCTTTAAATAATCATAAAAATTTACTCCAGTGGGAACAGATATTTCATCAATTTTTGATTGTATGTATGCTTGTTCTTCTGGTGTTGCATCTCTCATATCTTCAACTGGATGAAGCACCCCTTTATCAATTAAAATTGCTTCAAGGAGTGCGTATTTTATTTCTTTATAGTGTTTAGATTCTTTTTGTTCTTTAGTTATTTCTTTCATGATTTATTTTATTTAAAATTAAATTGCCAATAATAGGAACTGTACTTTCTGTGCCATCAAGTCTTATGTATGGCATATCAATCATATCTAAATATTCTTTAAACATTTTATCAAACTCTTTTGCTTGTTCTTCTGTTTCATTTCTACCATTTGGATTAAATGGTTTTACTCTATTTAGTAGAATATTGAAGTTATTATATGAATGAAATGTTTCTCTAATTAAGTATTCATAAGCAGTGTTCCATACTACTTTATTTGGATTGCCATATATTCTATTATAAACAACTGACATAATTAGAGGTCTGTCTGTAACGATTACATCTACTTTGCCATTACATCTAAATAATCTGTGATTTTGTTTTGCAAAGATATAAAGTTCATCTTTAAATGTTTCTTTTCTTTCTTCCCAAACTAATTCTTTGGCAAATTCAGAACACATTTCACAGTCAACATTATGCCATTTTAGCCAAGCAAATAAGTTAGCCATGATAGTAGATTTGCCAGTCCCTTGACCACCAATTAGATTTACTACTAATGTGTTTTTCATCTAAAATACCTCATTCACTGGGAATTTTCTTGCACTAAATATGCATCAAATGTGTTCTGCATTAAAGATAATCTTGTCCATAAACCACTGCTACCAATTACAGGAGTACACCAGTTTGTTACTTCTTTTACAGAATTAACATCAACATCTCCAATCATTTTACCGTTGGAATCAAAGTCAAAACCAACATTAATTACTGTAGTATATTCATTCTTAATGTAGTCTGAATTAATCATATTACCTTTACCAACAGCACTTACAATTAGGTCAGCAGATAAACAAATCTCTTTTAGATTTTTAGTTTTAGAGTGGCATACTGTGACAGTACAATCTTTGTCAAGAAGCATATCAAACAGTGGTCTGCCAACTAATTCACTGCGTCCAACAATGACTGCATGTTTACCTTTAAACCAATTTTTACCTTTAGAATATGTTAGATAATTAACTACTCCTAAAGGAGTACAAGCATAATGTTCACTGTCATTTTTAAATCCATCAACATCTTTTTCAGGTGGAATAAATTTGATTACATTATGGAAATTAGAATCAATATCAAGATTTGTTGGTTTCTGAATAATACAAGCGTGGTAATTTTTAATTTCTGCTTTTAAGAAATTAATCATTTCTTCACAGGTAATATTGACAGGAAATTTCATTAAAGTTGCTTCAATGCCTACCTCATTTGCATCGGAAATTTTACCCTTTACATATCTGTTTGAAGCAGGATTATCTCCTACTTGAATGATTAAAAGTCTTGGTCTAACATGACCTTTTGCAATTTGTTCATCAATATTTCTCTTTAATCTTTCTTTGTTTTCTTTGATGTATTCTGCAATATGTTCTTTGGTACAAAATTCAAATTCACTCATTTTATTTCACCTTTTTCTGAAAATATTTGATAATTAAATTTGTAATAAATAGACCAACTGCTACACCAACAATTAGTCCAATTACTGTATAAATCCAAGTATCACCAATAGAAATGCTTAAAGTTTGTACGATATCACAGACAAGAAATGTTAGAGCAACTAAACAAATACAGTCATCAATATGTCTAATTGTTTCAAGTTTTTCTAGTTTTTCTTTGTCAATCATACTTCTTAAAGTAGCATTTTCAATGATAAAAATGAGTGTAAGAATTGGAATTAACAGTGCAGGAATGTCCATAAAATTCATTTTTTATCACCTTCTTTATCCCTGATAAATACTTGATGGTCAAGTACCTTTACATCGTCATAAATCAATAGTCTATCTGTAATTTTCTTTCCATTTTCATTAATATAATATTCTTCATATTTATCTTCTTCTTCTACAATTCTTGTAACTTGAATTGTGTCAATGATTGTAAATTCTTTCATTTTTTATCATCCTCATAAAATTGTTTTCATTGCTTCTTTAACTATAATTTCGACATTTGTTTTGAAAGTTTTCTCGTTAATTTCTTGGAAACTATCAAATTCATCTACCCAATAATAGTCTTCTTCAATATGAAAATCTTTAATTTCTTTATAAATATCTTTATCAGTATCAAATGTAATACAAATTACTTTTTCTCCATTTAGTTTGATTGGTTTAATCCATACTTCTAAATCTGGAGCATAAAAATATTTATTTCTAATGTTCTTATTGAATTTATACTGAGTAACTTTTCTAATTAATGCAGTTTCTTCATTTCCTAATTCAGAAATCTTTTCTCTAACTTTTTTTAATTGATTTTGTTTTGCTTTATATTCTTGGTCTGTCATTGTTTATCCCTCATATATTCATTTTCTAAAATTGCTGTAGATGCCCAAACAATAGCAGTAGCAATAATAACAATATATCCTTTAGTGCCAACATTGTAATTATCTAAAAATGTCAAACATCCAAACATAGAAAGAATTTGAATTATACTAGCAACAATAATATTCTTCATAACTTCACCTCACTTGATTGGTTCAATCATTGTATAACAAGGCATGGGCTGTAGTTTAAATAGATTCTTATTATGTTTTGCGTCAATCAATCCTTTTACATAAGGGTCATCAATTTCACCAGTACGGATATATCTATCTAATACTTCATATGTAAAACCAAGATTGTCTTCATCTGATTTTCCAGTTAAACCATCAGAAGGTGTTTTTTCAACTAACATTCTAGGAAGACCTAATGCATGTCCAATTTCTTTAACTTCTGTTTTAGTGAGATTGGATAAAGGACTAAAATCACCAACTGAATCTCCATATCTGGTACTATACCCTACCCAGTCTTCAGATAGATTACAGGTATTTGCAACTCTACCATTAACAGACTGTGAAATGGCATATAGTGTTGCCATTCTAATTCTAGGTGGAAGATTTACGGATGTTTGGAGTGAAGGAAACAGTCTATTTTTATTAGCCATTTCTGCAAGAATAGCAGTTACAGATTCTTTGATGTTAACTACCATAGAATTAATTTGAAGATGTTGCACTAACATTTCTGCATAAGCAATATCTCCTTGTTCTCCATTTGGCATTAAAACACCAATTACTCTATCTTTGCCAAGTGCTTCAACACATAGAGAAGCAACAACTGAAGAATCAGTCCCACCACTAATGCCAATTACGGCTTTGCAATTTTTACCATTTTTATTGAAGAAATCCTGAATCCAATATATGATTTCGTTTTTTATTTTTTCAGCATTAAATTTCATCCTTTATCAAACCTCCATAGTTCAACTTCAAAGTTTGTAAAAATTTCATCAATCATGTGATATACTTCGCCCCAGTTTGCTCCACCTCTAGCACAAGAGATTTTCCAAGGCATTGCAATTTTAGCATTGTGTAGCAATCCGTGTTCACACTCTAATACATTACGAATTGAGATAAAGCAAGATTTTAGTGCTTCTATAGAAGTATATTTTTTGCCATCATAGCCATAATTATTTTGAGCAAATAAATTACAAATAAATTGTGTTTTATCTGAGTTTGTAGGAATTAGTTGAATAGTACCTAATAAATATTTTGTGCAATCTTTAAATTCGTCACACATTTTTTTATATTCTGTATATGCTTCTGGATATTTATTTTTTACTTGTAATGCTACTCCACTACCCATCTTCCCTTGACAATTAACTTGATGACAGATAATTTTTGCATCGGAATTAAATAAATCCCCGTCAATAATTTTAATCAATTTAATCCCTCCAAAAATTTTATAATTTCGTCTAGGCTATAATCCATGTCCAAAATTTCAAATACTGAAAGTCCGCATTTGCGTAATTCTTCAATATTTTCTTCATATCTATCTTTTGCATTCATTAGTGCTTTGTAGTCTTTATCAAGACCAGTTTGGCTATATCTATCTTCAAGTTTTTTAATCCACTCATCTTTTAGTTCTATAGATGGATAAATAATAAATACATCTTCTTTAGATTTTTTCAATTCATTTCTTACTACTTTATGAGAGGATGTGAAAACAATGTATCCTTGTTCAGATAAATGATTTGCAATATTGCAGTATGGAATATACCAATTAGCATGTCTGGTCTTAAAATATGTTTCATTATCATAAGTATCATGAAACCAGAAATTACCACTTTCTAAATCAATACATTTGTTTTTACCTGCAAGAGTACTTTTGCCAATTCCTTGATAACCAATAATAATCATTAGAAATTACCTCCATGTAGAATATTTCTGATTCCAAACAAAGATTGTTCTCTCAACATTGTGCTATTTCTAAAAATTGGCTGAAGAAGATTATCTTCTGGAATAGTGTCTTTTGTATATTCATCTTTATATTTTAGTTCGCCATTTTCTTCATATACATAACATAAGCCTTTTTGTGATTTTTTAAAGTTATTACCTTTAACTTTATCTGTTTTAGGGTCTTTAAAAATAAAAATTTCTTTATCGTTTACAACACCATATGTACTTTTAATTGCTACAGAGAATGTATCACGAGTAATAGGTTTAAGAATGCCATCTTCTTCAATACAATTAAAACTAAAACTACCTGCACCAAATACAATACAGTTAGATGCATAACCTTTTTCCATTAAGATAGAATAGATTTTTTCTGCTCTGCTTTGTGTTACTCCATCCCCATATACACAACCAATGTGAGGGTCTAATACTTTATAGCCCTTAGAGTTAACACCATAAGGAAATAGTTCATAAAGTTTTTCAACTGTTTTTACAGCAATTTCTACAATATCACCACTGTCAGGGCGAATTAGTAATTTGCCATTATGATTCATAATTTCTTCTCTACACTGAGGAAGTAGATTTTCAATTAAATTAAATAAATCATATGTATCAGAAACCATACTAAAACTTGCATTAGGATAAATTTCTGTTAGTAATCTTTTAATCATAGTGATTTCATCACCATCTATAGTGTAATTAGATGCCATAACAGAATGTTCTGTACTAATCGCATTTTTGGCAAAAGGTTCTGTTATGTTATCGCAGTTGTAATTATATTCAATGTATGGAATAGCAGGAATTGTTGCTGTACCAGAAAAAGAAGTCAACCAAGCAGAAGATGCTTTAATTGCTTCTTGCATACAACTCATACCTCTGAAACCAAAATCAGAAATTGCACTACTATGAGGAATATCATCATCTACAGTTAAATCATAATATTTATCAACGATTTGTCTGTAACTATATCCTACGTTTGCATGAACACAAGGTTTCCAGATTTCACTACTCATAAGAGATTCAACCCATTGTACTAGCCAAGCAAAATCATCATGGGTATTTGTAATTGCAATACAAGGTACATGCATAGGAACTTTAGCACCTTCTGGCAATGCAGAAATTTCTAATGGTAAATATCCAAGTCTATGTAATTTACGAATTTTTTCAATATCATAGTTTCCTTCACCAAGCATAGAATCAATTACTCTTTTGTATTCAGAGACAACATCTTCTTCTGCAAGATTAAAGAAATTTTCGTTAAAATAATTGATTAAATATGTTTTACAAAATGCCTGTAAACCAAATAGCACCATTTCATTTTGTGTATTTAATCTACTCATTCTTGGTGTAAGATAAGATACAAGTTTTGTTGTGCCTACTGGATATTGTTCTGCATGACAGTGCTTATATCCATCGGCAAGAATTAAAGCCATAATATTATGCATAATTTAACACCTCGATTTTTTCATGTTCTTTAGTAAAGATGCTGTTTGTAGTGAATACTTTTTCAATTAATCCACTATTAAGCAAATCTCCTTCAAGAATTGTATTTTCACAATGAGAAATATAAAGATAAATATTGTTAGCACCAAGTTCTTTTAATTTTTTAGCACTGTGATAGAAAGTACCACCTCTACTGCAAATGTCATCAACAATAAGAATATTTTTACCTTTAATATCTTCTTGGCTAATTACATCCAATCCTTTGATTTCTCCAGTTCCCCAATCACGTTTTTTCATACCAAACGAATAAGGAATACCAAACATAGATGAGTAACGCTTCATTGCTCCTTCATCTGGATAAAACATCATATCTATATCGTCTAATTTTTGTTCGATTAATGCATCTACAATATCTTTAGGAGTTTCTACTTTAATATTATTGATAAGTGCTTCACTCACATAAGAATGAGGGTCTAACACAGTAACCCAATTGAAATTTAAAGAATTAATAATTTGTGCGAAATATTTTAATGTAAATACATCTTCTAATGTTTTAACTCTGTCTTGACGAGCATTTGGAATATAAGGCATTTTTAAATTAATATCTTTTACATTATGAGCGTGAAGATGTTCTACTAAAAATATTAGAGCCAAAAGTTCTTCGTTATTTTCAAACAACCATGTAATACTAACTCCATGATGATATACTGGAACAATATTTTTCTTAATTAAAAAAGTACCATCTGGAAATTTGTCAATTTTCACAGGATGGTTGTTAATTTTAATCATATATAATCACTCTCCAATTACTTCAATCTGACAACACTTCATTACATTTAGAGCATTTTTATGATTTTCTGGTGTAGTACCTGCACAACAAGAAGCATCTACTTTAATTATGTATTCAGGGTAAAATGCCTTAATAAGCATTGCATTAGAAATTACACAAATATCTGTACAAAGACCAATAAGTTCAATTTCATAATTAGATGTAGGGTCTGCAACATAATCAATGGCACTTGCAATATCTTTTGCCCCAAAAGTTTCTTTAGTTACAAATGTAAATCTTTTATCTCCAATAGCATCAAATACATCTTTATTAATTTCCCAACCTTTACTCATTTTGATGCAATGTGTTACAGGAAGTTTTTTACCTTCTTGTGTTTTAAGATAATTTTCTTCATGTGTATCTAAAGTACAAATAATATGTCCATCAAATTCTTCAATTTTCTTAATTACATTAGGAATAATATCAATGGCTTCTGGAGAACCCAGAGAGCCATCAATAAAGTCATTTTGCATATCTACAACAATAAGGATTTTGTTCATTTAATATCATCCTCCTTATTCAGATTTCATTTTTTTCATTTTGTTGTCCATTTTTTCTTTTGCAACTCTATTGTTCAGTTTATCCATAATGCTATCCCACTGAGCAACTTCTGTTTTGTGAGAACGGTTTTTACGCTTTCTGTTAAATTTTTCTTCATAGTATTCCTGTGTACCTTCTTCAAAAGGATTAGGTTTATATGTATAAGTTTTACCAGATGCTTTTCTTTTGTTCATTTTTTCTTCTCTTGTCATAATTTTTTCTCCTTTAAAATGTAAAATGTTCATTAATATAATGAATTAACTTTTTAATATCTACACTTAATTCTTCGATTTTTATAGGATGTTTGCTCCACCCAATAACAGTTTGTTTATCTACCCATTTTAAATCTATTCTTATTGTAAATTCATTGTCTTTAGGAATATTTTCCCCTAACCAAAAATTTTTATTATCGTCATCGTTTTCATAAAAGTTATCTTGAATATAGAAAAATAAACACAAACAACATTCTTCATTATCTTTAATAACTCTCATATATCTTCCGTGGCTTTTAAATATTTGACCCTCAAAATTTTGATTATATGCTTCATTAACTTCTACTTTTAATGCGTCAATTTCATTATTGATTGCAACCATTTGATTTTCTAATTGTTTAATTCTTTTTATTTTTTCATAATTGTTCATTTTTTATCACCTTATGCTAATTGAATAATATCATTATAGATAAATCTAACTTTACCTTTATCTTTATCATAATGAAAGTGACCAGAATAAATTTTTTCACAATCTATAATTTCTTCAACTTTATTTAAAAAGTTCTCTGTGCTTCTATCTACTGTTGATTGGTCAATATTAGGCAAGAATACTTCTGTTGGTTCATATTTTAAAGGTGTTGTATGAAATACTGCATAGTCAAATTCGTGTTCAATTTCTTTGTGAACACTATAATCCCAACTATTTCTGTCATGTTTAAGCATTAACAAATATAAATCCATATCTGCTTCAATAATTTGCTCTGATTTAAACCATTTATATCCCATCATTTGTCTATAGTGTTTATCAACAGAATAAGCACCGCCAATAAACAAAAAACGCTTATTATTAAGTGATACAATACGAAAATCATCTAAAAATAGCAAATTGGGGAATTCTGGTTCTGCCCATGCAATAATATTGTTACTTCCTACTTTATAAGTGTCATGAATATATCCTTTACAATTCCACGCACGTTCTTCATGGTTGCCATGTAGTATCACTAAAGTGATAGGAAGTTTAGATAATTTCTTTTTAACTTTTTTATCACTAGAATCAAGATAATAATTAATTCCTGCATCTCCTGCAACAATCATGATATCGTCTGTTGTTGTTTCATTATTTTCACAAAAGTCAAATATTTTATCAAACCAACGATGACAGTCTCCAGTAATATATATTTTACTTTTTCTCATTAATTTCTCCCATTAAATATGCTTCTTCAATATAATCTCTGTTATCATAAATTGGATTTGTATGCCATTCCCAAGGAATTTCAACACATACCATACCTCTTTCATTGATTTGATTTTTATATTTATAATCGTCTTTTAATTTAAGTTTTTGTTTAAAAACAGAATAATCAACATAATGATGCCATCTATTAAATTTCCAAACGACTTTTGCAACGTCTGGATGCATTTCTTCTAGCATCTTAGATTTAGGTAACGTACCTTCTTCTGCGTAAAATTCTTCTGTGTTGCCACCCTTTTTGGCTTGAGTAGTTCTTTTTTCACATAAAAATAGATTAAATTGTACTGTACACCATCCATCTTTTAATGCTCTTAGGCTTAAATCAGTATCTTCGTTATATCTTCCTCTCCATCTATATGGAATATCATTTCTAATAAATAAACATGAATAAATTCTTGTATTTAAAACAAATGCAGGTCTATCACTGCCACTCGTACAGAATTTAGAATAATTTAATCCAGAAATTGCTATATTTTCATATCTTTCAACAAAGTCTTCTAGTGTTTTAAATGCTTGTCCAGAGAATACTCTATATCGTTTACCGTCTTTATATCTTTCAAAACCTTCTAAATTATCATCCATTACCCAATGATATTTAAATCCATTTTTAATACTATGCTCCCAACAAAAGTTTCTAACTGCTCCTGCTCCAACTGAACCAACTTTTCCTGTGTCATTAAAACAATCGTAATTTTCTTTATAAGATAAATCCATTTTTATAATTGTTGTGTATTTTGAAGTAAACTCTTTTGAGTATTCTTCATATTCTTGAGGTTCTACAACCAGATAATGATTAATACTCATCTCAGCCAATCTATTTGATGTATGTGATTTGCCAAGCCAACTTCGTCCTTTGCTAATTACATAGATTGGATATTGTGGATTATCTCCTAATATGTATCTTAAATTTCTATGTTCTCCATGAATCAATTTTGGATACCATATGCTTTTTGTTTTGTCTGTAATTTTTTGTTCAAATATTTCACTCAATTCTTCTGATGATTTATCTGTCCAGAATTCAATACATGCATATTGATAATCTTTATTACGTTCTCTAAAGTATGGCATATCATCCCAGTGATATTCCCAATAACTTTTAGGATATATTTTTTCGGTTACTTTTTTATTTTTTATATCTTTTGTCTCTAAATAGCATTTAGTTGTATTATCATATAAAGTAATTCCAATTTTTTTACCTAATATGTCTAAATCTTCTTGATTTCTAAATCTACAAATAATTTTTCTCATTCAATATCTCTCTCTTTAAACTCTCTCCGTGTTGCTTTATTTAAATATCTTTTAGCCCATTTAGCCCATTTAGATGTAATTCCATAGATACCTCTATGGTCTAGTCTGTCTTGTATATTTTTTGATTTTCCATTATTTCTTTTGTGTTTCTGTTTTTGATTGTTCAATTATTTCACCATCTTTATCCTTCATAACATCATTTAACCATCTAGTTAATACGGCATGACAAAATTGTTTACTCATGTATTCACTATCAAAATCCCACTCTTGCTTTACTGTATCATAGTAAAAAATTAGTTCTCCAAATCCTAAATTAGCAGTCCATTTTAATCTAAATACGATGTGGTCAGGAAAAGATGTAGTTGCGTTAAACATTTCTGCTTCAACATCATAAATTTCATACTTTTTGTTCATTTTTATCCCTCCAATTTGGCAATAAATTAAAAATTGGATATATTTCTAATTTCATATTTTTATTCCTTATAAGTATATTCTGTGAAACATAGCATCATAAAAAGTGCAATCCACCATTTGTTAAAATAATATGCAAGGTATGTCCAACAAATAGCCATCACACAATTTTCAATAGCAATGATTAACATTGATTTATTCATTTATTTATTCTCCTTAGATTTTCCTGCTTCAATCCATTTGTTAAATTCTTTATTGCATACAGGGCAAAGGTCTATTTTGTGATTTACATTACCACATACAACTTCTTCATTTGATTTTTGATAATGCAATAATACGAATCTTCCGTAATATCCTCTTTCTATATATTTTGGTTCAAAATCATTCCCACATCTATCGCATTGATAAGTAAATGTTTTCATTTATCCTCCTTTGGTAGTTCACCAATTTTTACTACTTCTTCAGTTTGTGTGTCTTTTATTAAGATATTATTTCTGTGAAATATTAATTGAAGTTTATCTTCAATTATTTCTTTTTTAAGCATTACAATATCAATCATTTTTATTCACCCTCATTCTTGCACCACAGTTAGGACAGTAGTTTCGATATTTAGTGCCTATTTCTGCATCCTCATGACATACAGAACAAGTACCATAATTTTCATAGTGGTATGTTCCACCTTTCCCCCAACCTCTCCACTCACCATGCTTCACAGTTTCTACTTCAAGGGTGGGCTGTTGTTCAATGAATTTCGCAAAAGATTCATATTCTTTTACATCCATATAATGTTGTTTACGAAATTCTATAATTGATAATATTTCTTTTAACATTTCATCCGCATCAATCGGTCTTGCCATCGTCAATCCCTCACTTTATTAGTCCAAACATAATCAACAAATTTATCCCAGTTCATACTTAATTGATGGAAAATATCAATTTTCAAACTACAATCTAATGATACTTGTGTTTTGTAGTTAAATTTTTCATTTGCAATTCTATCTGCTTCGTCTTTACTGATGCATGGAGGGAAAGATGTAATGACAATTTCGTGTTCTGCTTTGCACCAGAAGTAGTACATTGTTGTAACACGAAGTTCTTCAGAGAATTCGTGATATCTCATATTCGTTCTCTGCATTCTTTTAACATCATTAAAAAATCTACTGTGTTTAAACACATTAAAAACATATATTCCTTTTTTGTTAATGTCATATCTGAATACATTCCAAGTTAAATCATTCATTTTATTTCTCCTTTAATTCATCCATAACACTTCCACACTCAGGACAAAATTTTAATTTATCACTTATACTTTGCTTAAATCCACAAATAGAACAGATGCCATACATAAACATAGGATTTGGTTCAATCTCTGGATATGCGTTAATCCAATGACCGTGTTTAGCATAGTCTGTAAATGATTGTCTTTCAATCCAAATAATTAAATCATCAAATGTTATTTTCCCTGTTTGATAGTGCCATATTTTAATTTTTAGTTCATCAATGTTAATTATCTTTGACATATATATCACCTCTCATATCTGTGCCACAGTTGGGGCAAAAATTCCATTCAGTATATTCACCATGAATATAAAACCAATCTTCATCATAAGATTTTCCACAATTTGAGCAGAAATAAGATGAGCCACAATCATCATCATTTCCATGTAACTCCCATTTGCCATATTTTTTATTATCAATTGTTTGTGTGTTATGTACTGTTTTTCTAGCCCATTCTATAGTTGGAAGAATTGTTTTAATATAATTTTTTTCTTCTTCATCAATATCTTCTAAAAGTTCTCTTAATCTTTTACTTTCATATAAAAAAAATTTTTCTAATGCTTCTAAATCACCTAGTCTCATTATCAACACCTGCATTCATTTTGCTACCACACATGGGGCAATACTTAAAAAATTTGTCTTCTATTAAAGTTATCCAACCACATTCAGAGCAACAAATAATATTAGGAATTTTATATTCATCCCAATGCCCATGTCTCATAATTATTTCTTTATGACCTGTTTTTGGAATAACATAATATTCATCATATAATTCTTTGACTTGTTTTGTTGTCCATTCATTTACAAAAGGTAAATCATCCCAAGAATCAATTAAGTCATATTCTAATTCTTCAAATGTTAAAGCATCTTTTAAATTTATATATCTGTCAATCATTTTTATCTACTGGTTTATTCCAACATTCATTGCAGTAATAATTTATTGTTTCTGGAATATGTATGCATCCTAATCCATATTCTTTATATCCCAAATCTCTTACACAAATAGTTGGGTTATTGTCTCCTTTCTTATTGGCATTAGGGAATTTTTTAAAGTAGTCCATTTTTCTTGTAAAAACAGGATTCTCTTTTGCCCATTCATAAACATATTTAACTGCAATTTCTGGGTATAATAATTGAAATGCATCACAATCATGTTTTGTACCATTTTTTGTTCTACCTAATACGCAATCATTACAATCAATGGCACAATTATCAGTAAGTCTTGACCTTTCTTTTAAATATTCTATTGCTGTCATTTGTCTGTGCATTCTTCTTCCTCCAACCAATCAAAAACAATATTCGCTAAATCTTCTACGGCATTATCAACACCCCAGTCAAGTCTGGCGTTTTCTTCAATTAAAAAATCTCTAATCCAACTTTCTAATTTTTTTCTATTTCTCATTTTTATCACCTCTTTATATAATTCGATTTCTAAAATATTTTTGAACATAAAAATAAGAGTGGGAATGAACCCACCCTTATTAGTTATTCTTCAAAAAGAACAATGGAATTATAATATAGTGTTTTTTGAACATCAATTAGTCTTTGATTTGAAGAACCTCTAAATGCAAGAGTAATATCTCTCTGTTGATGAACATACTGACCGTCCACGACAACATCAATATATTTCAGAATGCCATTTCTTAAATCTCTTACAATATTAACATCACTTGTAATTACAGAACCTCTTGGAATCCAAATATCTTCAAAATCATATCCTGTATAAAGCCAAATTGTTTTATCTGGATAATTTGTCTTAATAATATCACACAGTTGGTATACATCAAATAAATTTTCTGGATGTAAAGGGTCACCGCCACTAAAAGTAACACCATAAATATAAGGTAATTCTAATTGTTCAAGAATTGTATCAATTGTATCTTGAGTAATTTTTTCTCCTTTTGAACAATCCCAAGATTGTGCATTATGGCAACCTTCACAATGATGTTCACAACCAGAACACCAGATTACAAGGCGAAAACCTTTACCATCTGCAACACTGCATGTTGTCATATCTAACAGTTTCATTGTACAGACACCCCACTATGTTTTTCTCTCATTTCAACTTCTTTTTGTTTACCATAGTTAAATGCAGTTGTATAATTACCTGTTAAATATCCTGTTACTCTACGCAATCTTTGAATATTTTTACTACCACATACAGGACAGGTATCATTAATTTCATCACAGAAACCACAATCCATGCATGTGTCATTAGGAACATTAATTGCAAAATAAGGGATATCTGCATCCATAGCATAATTTACAAGTGTTTCTAGTGCTTCAATATTATGTTTTACAGAAGATTCAAGTTCTACATATGTAATACAACCTGCACTAGAATAGCCTGTTAATTGAGATTCAATATCAATTTTTTCAAATGGTGTTAGTTTATGCCATACTGGAACATGCATAGAATTTGTGAAATAAACATTTTCAGAAACATTAGGAATTACACCATATTTTTCTTTAAATTTTTTCATTGCTGTATGACACAGATTTTCAGCAGGAGTATAATAAACACCAAAATTTAATTTATATTCTTGTTTAAATTCTGCACATCTATCTTTAAATAATTGTTCAATACGTTTTGCTAATTCCATACCTTTTTCTTCTGTATGGTCACAGCCAATTAAAATTTGAAGTGTTTCTGCAAGACCTAATTGACCAATAACAATTGTGCCATGTTTTAATGCACTTCTAATACCTTCTTCTGGAACGTAACCTGCCATTAAGTTATTTTCATACATAAATTTTGCAGATTTAGGGTCTTGGCTACAAATCCATTCAAAGCGTTCAATTAACATATCTTTGGCTTCATGAATTTTCTGGTCAAGAAGTTTCATAAATGCTTCTACAATATTTTCATCATATTCGTGAACAAATTCTTCTTTTGCCATCATAGCCAGTGTTGGCATAATAATTGTTACAGGACAGATGTTACCTCTACCATCTTTTAACTGACCAAAACCATTAATATCCCAACCATTTGCAGTTCTACAACCCATCGTACTAAAATATGTTCTGGGGTCATTAATATCATATCCTGCATTGCCAGACCAATCCACATTTGCATAATTTGGATACAATCTTTGTGCTGTAGATTTTAATGCAAGTTGATATAAGTCATAGTTGGGGTCTTCTGGATATCTGTTTACACCTTTCATGCACTGGAAAATACCACAAGGGAATACAGATGTTTTATGTAGTTTACCAATACCTTCAATAGAAACTTCAAGCAGTGCTTTTGTTACCATTCTACCTTCTGGTAATGTACAAGTACCGTAATTGGTGGATGTGAATGGCAACTGATTCCCAGACCTTGATTGAAGTGTATTTAGATTATGGTAAAGACCTTCAACTGCCTGATATGTTTCTTTAATAGTCATATCCATAGCATATTCCCATGCTTCTGGATGAAGTTCTTTAAATTCTTCATCTTCAAAATGTACAGTTCCATCTTTATGTAAATCATTTTCTATCCATTTATAAAAACGTTGAAGTTTGTATTCAGACTTTCCTTCACAATATTTCATTCCATCATGAAGATGTTTTGTAAAACTTTTTCTTACATAAGGAATCATTGTCCAATCAATATGTGTTGCTGATACACCACCGAATTGTTGCAGAGATTGTAATTGGAAAATTACAGCCACTAATTGAAATGCTGTATTAATAGAATTTGCAGGTCTTACATCTGTTTGTCTTGTATTAAATCCTTTCGCAAGTAAATCATCAAATGGTATTGACAGGCAATTATGCATACCAATAGCATATGCGTCTAGGTCATGAATATAAATCATATTGCCTAAATGATTATCTCTAGCCATTTTAGACATACAATGATTTAATGCAAACTGTTTCATTACAACAGAGTTTGCTTCACCCATTCTTCCCCCAAAAGAGTGTTCGTCAACATTTGCATTTTGATTCTGGACATTACTTGCCATCAATTTTTCTTTAATGGCTTTCATAAAATCTTCATATTGAGAACGAGCCATTGTTCTAAGGTATCTATATTTTACATATGCTCTTGCAACATCTTTTCTATTACTAGCCATTAACTTTTCTTCTACAATATCTTGAATTTGTTCTACTGACATATCTTGCCCTAGATTTTCAACATGATTAGCAATATCTCTTGCTTTTTCTTTAGAATAAGGAGTTTCTTCGCCATCCACATCAGTAAATGCCTTTAAAACTGCTATTTTGATTTTCTCTTTATCAAATTGGACTTTTTGCCCATTTCTTTTAATTACATTCAAAATAGTGTCTCCTTTCACTATCATTTCATTTCTCTAATTTTTGCCTTTAAATTTTCTAATTCTCTATATACATCAGATTCAAAATTGTTTACATCTTTTGTAATCATTTCCATTTGTTTAGCACAAATTAAATCAAAAAGAAGTCTCTTTTCTCTTGCGTTCATACGCTGATTTTTCATAAGCATTGTTAATAAACTCTTTCTTACACATGATACAATATTCATCATAATCAACTAATCCACATTCATTACATACATTAAAATTATTTGTTTGAATACTTAGACATTTCTCTGACATGATTTGATATGGAATTAAATGATTTTTGCAATATGCAATTTCTGACATACAACCAACACTACTTAGATAGTCTCCAAATACCCACATTTCATCAGACCTGTCTAATAACCACAGACACATATTAAGACCTTCTTGATATTCTGTATATGCATACATATGACCAAATGCATGAATTGGAGATAAAAATAAATATGTTGGATATTCATGATGTAACATGCTAATAAGATTTGTTACATTCATAATATTATCTACATCATCACCGAATGGATGTGATATATAAACTACATTTGAATAATTCATAATCACACCACCTTGTCATATATGTATTTACATGTGTTTGCAACAGTATCTCTTTTTACAATGTGGACATATCTTTCTTTTTCAAACTTACCAAATTTCTTATGGTCATGAATTAATCTTTTAATAGAATCACAGATACCGTCCCCACGCTTAATCATTCTGTACAATCTAATAATAGGATTAACTTTAATATAGAAGATAATATGTTTTCTTTTCCCTTTATAATTTCTCATAAAGGTTTTTACACCATCTGGGTCAACAACATAAACGTCAGAATTGTCACATTGTTCCTGAGTACAACAATAATATCTACCTCTAAAATATGTAGTACCAACTTTGTCTGGAAGTTTTAGATAGTCATTATATGTAATAAAAGTATGCCCTCTTTCCCCATCATATCTAGGTTCTCTTGTTGTATAAGATTCAAGCATTTTCATTCCATAATATTTCTCTAAACATTCAGCAATAGTTGTCTTACCTGAACCAGATTTACCTACTAATAAAATTAGTGGTTTATCCATTAATCATCACCTGCTCTAATTTCCATTGGTCAATTAGTTTCTGTACAACTTCTTTTCTAGGATATCTGCCACAAGAAAATTTTTCTGGACAATACATCATAAATTCACATTTAGGCATAAAGAATTTATCTACAATAAATTTCCATTGTTCAGAATAATCAGATAAAGATTCTTTTAAATTTTTAAAGAAAGTTCTGTATTCATGATACGCTCTAATACATTCTCTCTGGTGAGACATATCAATTAGAGTACGAGGATTATATTTTGCAACCATTTTAGATTCCATCCCAAGAGGTAAGGCATTTGCAGAATCTTCTTTATGAATATCTAGTTTTTCTAGTGTATCAATACCTTCCATAATATCTGTCATGATGTTTACATATACTCTATTTGCATCATCATTGTTTGCAATAGAAGGTGGTATAAAATAATCAAAATCTTTATAATTGATATACCTAGTTGAAGCCTGAACTCTTGTAGGAGCACCACCAATGTGAGTGTAAATTTCGCGGATTAATCGAGAAGAATAACCTTCAATTGTCATATAAATGGAAGGAAATTCCCATGTTCTACCATGCTGTGATTCAAGACAGTCTAAACCTCTTTTATAATTTTTTTCTTCATTTGTAATATCAGAGCCATAACATACTCCAGACATATATCCAATCATTGTAATTGGGTCTTTAGGAGTGAATGGATGAATAGTAACTTTTCCCATTACATCATCTCCTTTTCATTAGATAAAAAATTTATGTTTGCCATCATTAAAAAGATATGTAGCATAGCCACCATGAATATTACTTTTCATATTTTCAAAGAATATTGCACCTTTGGCTGTGTCACCGTATTCAAATACATATTCACATGCATCAATAGTTTCTTGTGTAATTGGAACTGTTTTATAAGAACCATTTGCCACTACTGAAAATTGACTTGGAGCAAGGACTGTACTTTTAATATCAACAGCATAAGAAAATCTAGGACTTTCAATTCTATTAAAAATTACACTTACAACATTCTGTTTCACTTCAACAGAACAACCTATTGTTTCTGCTTCAACAACACCAAACAAAAGTTCTATTTCATCGGGTGAATATGTATCATACAAAGTTAATTTTTCTTCTTGTTGTATTTCAGGTTCATTTTCTTCTATTTTCTCAATATTATTTGAGTTTTTCATAGGCTCTTGATTTTGAATATGTATAAATGGAATACAACATAATGTTAATAAGATAATAAATACTACAATTTGATATTTTGTAATTTTCATAGCAAATCACCTTACCCTTCATAATTAGGTTCTTTGCCAATCTCTCTTAATGTTATAAATGTAGGAAATTGTAAACTTTCCAATCCAGTCTTTTTATTATAAGAAACATCTTTATATCTTACAGTAATTACTCTATCAATCAATAGTTCTCTAATTGCCCAGAATTGGTGTCTTTGTTCATCAGAGAAACCAGACCCTACATTTACAGTATTGTCTTTATATTTAACTACAAAAGCACCTAGAGTACCTTTTAGCCTATCATCTCCTTCTTCAACGGAAATAATTGGACAATCTACCTCATAGAATCTTTTAATCTTAATTAAATTAGTAGTTCTTTTAAAATCATAAGGCGTGTTTTTATTCAACATAAGACCCTCCCAATTTTTGTTAACAGCATATTCAAGCCATTCATCAATTTTACTTGTGTCAGAACCTTCATATACCATTTCGACAACTCTGATATTTTTTATGCCTGTTTGTTGAATAATTTTTTCAATGTCTTTCATTCTTTGCTTACGCACTGAATATTTTTCATTTGTTTTTTCACCTATGATAGTGTCTACAGGAAATATATCAAAGATAGTAAAAATAATTTCTGATTTATCTTCTGCATCAGAATTAACAATACTTGTTGTCATTCTGAAATTTAAATTATCATCACAACCATCAATATTATTTCTCATTAATTCCCCATCAATAAAATAATCATCAAGAACTAATTTTTTAATATCTTCAATAATATGATTTAATCCTTTAAATTCTTTTCCTTGTCTGGAAATTAATTTACCATCTTTATAAGTGCATCTAATACCATTGCATTTTTGGCTCAAAAAGAATTTTTCGTCTTTTTTAAGTCTTAATTTATCTTGTGGAGAACCTAGTTGAACATTCCATTCAAAAATTAAATTTGGTATAACTTTGTTTACAGTTTTTTTATCGCAACCTAGTTTAATAGATTTTGTTACCATACCTTTGATAAATTCTTTACTTTCTTCATCAAAATCATGACACCATGCTTTAACAGTTATAATGTTTTCATCTTTACCAGTATTGTTTGTTTTAATATAATTGAACATCTCAATTAGTTCATTGCTAATATCAGTATGAATCCAATCTGTTGTACCAATTTGAATAGAATCCCATTTCTTTTTTGCAATTCCTGTTGTAATATTGTCATCAAGTAAAAATACCAAGCATTCTTTGAATAACTCATTATCTTGATTTTCTAAAATAATTTTTTCTTTATCTTTTTTTCCAGATGTGTTTTGTAATTGTTTAAAAATTTGAATAACTTTTTTCAATAAAACTCTCTCCTATAAAACAAGGTGTGAAACAAATAAATTCACCTCATTATTATATTTCTAATTTTATATCCATTTCACACCATTCATATATGATTATACTTCTTTCCACTGAGATTCTTTTTTCGCAATATCTATCCACTTTTGTTTTTCTTTTTCATAGTCTTCTGTAGTCCAAATATCTTCTCTAATTTGAGTATAGAAATGAAATTTAGATAAATATTCATCTTTTGTGCCAAGTATTACACTAGATAGGAAACTAAATTGTTTCTCATATTCGTCATACATATCTGAGTAAAGTTTAATAAGTTTATTTTTAGCAAGTTTAATTAGTTCTTCACTATCTGAAACTACATGATGAATATTTTCTTTATTATCTGTATACTTAACATTTAGTTCTTTCGGCACTGTGAAATATATTTTACTTTCTTCTTTTTCTTCGTCTGCTGTAATCTTGTCTTCATCAAACTGTACACCAAACAAATATAGAAGCAAAAATTCTTCACTATATTTCTTGTTTATTTTATCGTGTATATTTTCAAACATCATCTATTATCACTCTTTCAAATTCTGTTGGTTCTCTTAATGGTTCAATTGGAATTAATCTTTGGATAGGATAATATGTATTATAGTGTTCTAAGTTGCCACAATAATCACAGATATGTACATAAGATACTTTAATTGAATTAATTGAATCATAAGACTTATGTGAATATCTCATAATACCATCATTGCATCTTGGACAAACTTGTTGCACTAACAATGTTTTTGCTTCACATACTTTTTCAGGCATTAGTTACCCCTTTCTTCCAATCTCCATCTGACATTACGGTAATTTTATGATTACAAGAAGGACATCTAATATCTCCACAAGAATAGATTGTACCAAAAACTTCTCCTACATGCTGTTGTACCTCACTCATATAAAATGAAATATATGAATCACAATAATCACAACTTACATACATCATGTTCTTTTTACCTTTTTGAATAACTTGTGGCATACAATCTAACCTCACAATCTACAGGTAATTTCTACTGGGAAAATTTTTACACCTTCTCTAGCATCTTCATCCCATGTGTTGAGTTCTGATTCGGCTTCGTCTTTAGAATCGTACATATACGCTTCTCCAAAATGTTCTGTCATTTCACCATCACCCATTGCAAATTTTATAAAGGGACTAATTTCTCCGATGATATATTTTGTCTGAAAAATTAACATCAAATCACCTCTACTTCTGCATATTCATATGTAAGTGTTACAGGAAGAACAAAATGTTCTTTGGTATTTAGCATTGTATCAATGTGACTTTGAGCAGTTTCTTTTTCAAAGAAATATCCTGCATGAGTAATGTCTTCTACAAATACAGAGCCACTCATTTGATATTTTCTTGGAGTATCTTTTGTTGCAATAATATAAATTGTTCTTTTAGTTTCCATGTAATTCTCCTTACTTTAAAATTTGCCCCATTAAAACGCTATAGCAAATTTCATAAATCATAAATCCCATATTTTCTTTATCAACAAAATTTAAATAAAAATTTGATACTTTTTGAACACCCAATATTCTTCTTAAAAAGGCAAGTTCGTTATATTCAGAACGATAATTGTGCTTAATAATGTCATCTATTTTATTGTTTTCAACTAAGAGATAACAGTGTGGAATATTTATCATTCTGTTTAATTCTTTGAAAAATCTTTCATCTTTTTCTTTAATGTTACCTGCTAACTCATCAATGGAATTTTTTCTTTCAATGACAATTGTATCTGTAAAATAGGAATCTCTAATAAACCCAAGTTCGGGGCAAGTTTCAATCATGAAACTATAATCCCCCGTCTTGAGTGCTTTAGATTTATGTTTAATACCTTTTTTATCAAAATAATCAATAATGTGTTGACTATTTTTTTCTTTAGTGTCATGAAGAATAACCATATGAGAAACAAGTTCTTTTAATTGTTTGTCAGTATAATAATGCTTCATTTAACCTCATTCGTTTCTGATATAATATTGTTTAAGCCAAAATTCAAATTTATCTGGAACTTCAACATAAATTTTCTTTCCAGTAAATTCATCAATCTCTCCAGAAGGTTCTTTTTTATTTTTCTTTTCTACAGAAGTAATGAATAAAATATCTCCTTCTTCAAACACACTTTTATTAAATTGGCTTGTCCACATTTTTACTTCTCTTGTTTTGCCACTGTAAAGTTCATATAGGCTTATATTTACGACAGTTTTCTTTGTTTCTAACATGGACACATAATACAATCTTTTATCTTGATTAGGGTCATAGTCTTGAACAATCCCCAATACTGTTCTTTGATTATCTAATTTTTCTTTTAAAGTAAGTGGCTTATATGGAATGGTAGAAATCAATTCATTTAATAATCCATTTGAATCTAATTTATTAAATTGTTTTTCTGTTTCGTTTCCATATTTTTTTAGTAAATCAAAAGGTAGATGATTAGTTTCTGCTTTTGTTTTAGAAATAGTTTTAGCACCATATACTATTTCGTAATATTTTGTAATTTCTAATAGAGTATTTACATCTCCATAATCACAAAAATATCCGATTTTGATTAACTTATCCACAATTGTTTTATTTATAGAATTAGATAATAATGTATTTAATACAGAAACAAAATCATCATATTGCATTTGTCCAAGTTGATATAGTGTCTCTACAACACCTTCTCCAAATCCCTTTACACTAGATAAGTTTGGATAAATTAATTTTGATTCTTCATCAATATTAACTTTTCTATTGTCTGTACCAAATTTATAATTCCCTAATCTATATCCATAGAACTTCATGGCTTCTTTAACAAGTGCATCAATTTTATCTTTTTTATTTTTTTCTTGATAATGATTGATTGCAACTTCATAAAATTTAGTAGTATGATGTGCTTTGAACCATGCTTGATATGCACTATCTCCACCCATTGAATAAGCGTGAGGTGCATTAAAAGCATACGCCGCAGAATCTTCAATTACTTTCCATACTTTATTAAAGTTATCAAGATTATTAAATTCATCTGCCCATGCTTCTTTTAATTCTTTTAACAGATTTTCTTTCTTTTCACCTTTCAATTTCTTTTTAGAAATAGATTTAATTACACTGTATGTTTCTCCCATAGGTAACTGTAGAAAAGATAAAACTTTCATAATAGATTCTTGATAAATCATAAAGTGTGCAGTATCTTCTAGTAATGCATCAATCTTAGGTTCACCAGTAGAGTAATGTTCTCTATTAAGAAATGTGTTTAAGAGTGATGCGAAGCCACGGACGAATACCTGCGATAAAACTACTTAATTCTGCTAAATTTTGTGGCTTATATTTTTTTACTTTGTTTGTTGTAGATTCTTTTTCGCATTGATTCACACAACAAGTAATACCTTTAGCATAAATATCCCAAGTAGGTTTATCGTCTTTAATCATTTCACGCAATTCGTCAAAAGAAGGAACTGGTTTGCCGATGCTTTCAAAGAATCTGTATGTTAAATGAACACTATCTACAATTAGAAAATCTTCTTTAACATATCCAAATTCATCTAGGAAACCACCTTCAATAGCAGCACATATAGTACGTTTACCAGTAGTTTCAGAAACAGCACTAATTAATCCTACTTCCCTACGAATATCACCATTTAGGATGAAGTGACCACAAGCGTGAACTTTTAGGTTAATTGTAATTCCTTGATATTCATTGCTTTTTCTAAACAATTCAACATATTCTTCTGGAATATAATCTTCTACATGAATAGTATCTTTTTCATCTTCTTCTGCATATTTTAGTGCTTTATTATAATCATCCAGATATTTAGAAATTTGATTTGCAATAGATGGTTCTACATCATTTGCTCCTGCGTATAATTGCCAAGCCGCTTTCTCTTTTAATTTTTCAACAGCCATTAGAGGATAGCATCCATGCTCACCAAGCAATTCTCTTGATGCTTGTACAAATGGTTCTTGTACAGCAACATTTAGGTCAATATCTGGCATACTACCTGCTAATACCCTGTCTTTTGTAAGGAAACGTTCTGGATAAATAGGAATATCAGCATTGAACCTATCTACTGTAGTTAATCCACACAATTTAGAAGTTACAAATGATGCGGCTGAACCCCTAGATGTGGTAGTCAAGATACCTCCATATTTACTAATTGCCAAATCAATAATTGCTTTACTTGTTAGAAAGTAATCGGTTACATGAGATTGAGTAATTTCTCCAACTTCATATCTAATACCATTAACCTTTTCTTTGTGTTTTAAAGTTTCTTTTGAGTATGCTTTATTGATGATATCTTTAAATATTTTTATTTTTTCCTTTTCTGTGCTATTTGGATAAATAGTAGGAATTTTAAAATTTCTATCTAAAGTAATTTCTTCGCATTCAGATACAAAAATATTTGTATTCATAATTGCCCTTAAAATTTCCTCATCAGACAAAACACCTTGTTCTTGGAAACGTTTAATGATTACTTCTGTATTTGGATAATCCATATACCATCCATCTTCATCTTCATAATGAATATTTTTATATTTAAGAATCTGGTCACGTTTGATAGAAGATTTTTCTGTAATATAGTGAGTATCTAGTCCGCAAATAATATCAATATTATATTTTTTAGAAAGTTCTATAATTTTTTTATTTAATTCTTTTTGTTCTGGGGTATTGTGATATTGAACTTCAAAGAAAAAGTTTTTACCAAAATATTCTGCTATTTTTAGCCATGCATCTTCTGCATCTTCATATTTCCAACCTGCTATACATGCACTTGTAACAATTACATTATCTTTAGGAATTTCAAATAGTATTTCATAATCCAATCTTGGTTTGTAATAATATCCATCTTCATTTGCTCTTGATAGTGCATAATTGATATCTTTTCTACCTTCAGCATTTTTAGCAACAATAATCATATGGCAATTTGCATTGTCTTTTGTAGTTCTTAAACTACCATCTTTATTTGTTAATTGTTCCCCTGTAACTTTATCTAGTACAGGATATTCTTTTAATCTATCTTTTACCCAATATGCTTCAGATGAATGAACATATTTTAAATTTTCATTTTCTGCAACTTTATATACATGAAACTGGTTGCCTTGAGAACCATGTTCTCCTGAGAATAAACATTTTGTTCCAAATTCATGTATTCGTTTAGCATAATTTTCAATAGGCTCTGCACAGTCTGCTTGGATAGCATTACTGAAATCTTTATGGCAATGATAATTTTCTAAATAAAGATGTTTTGAATATTCTTCTGCTGTATATGGGAATTTAAAATTTAATGTTGGAATAATGTTTTTAATTAATTCTATATAGTTCATTTTAATCTACCACTTTCACATCATCACAAATTAGTTTTAATACAAATTTTCTAGCAAGAAAGCCACTGTCTAGTGAACCACAGACTTGAATTTCATCATTCATTAAAGAATGGTCTTCCATTTCTTCAAAAGAACCTTTAAAATTCCACTTAATCATGAGAAGATAATCTCTAGGCTTAATAACTAAATGTTTATAGTCTGACATTTGACCAATGCCATACATATTAATATCTTTAACTAAAACTTTAATTTGTTTATGATTTGTGCCAGACACATAATCAATCTTTTTAATTTCATCAATCAGTTTTCTAGTTATGTCTTCAACAGATAATTCAATATCAACATCTATGTCTTGTTTTGGCTCAAGATGTACATTTGTTTCTATGTAATCAACAAAAGCATTAAAGTTTTCTTTTTTAATGGTGATACCACTGGCAAGTTCATGACCATCTGCTTGTGCTAATCCACTATCATTACATATTTTTCTGAAATCATCTACACCAATTGCTCTCATTGACCCAGAGTATGTATCACCTGTGTCTTTTAGTACAAGGATAGGTCTTTGATATTCTTCTAAAAGTTTATTACCAATTAAACCATTGACACCATATTCAACATCATTAAATACAATCATCATAGTTTTATCGAACATTTTATTGCATTGTTCATGAGCAGATTCCATGCATTCAGCAACAATTTCATTTTGTTCTTCTCTACATTTTTTTAATTCTTTAATATATGCAAGAACTTCTTTATTTTCATTTGCTAAAAATGCTTTCATTGCAATTTCATTTTTGAACATACGATTACTAGCATTTACAATAGGAGCAACACTGAAAGAAATTGCTGTACTATTAAATTCATAACCACCAATAATTTTTTTAATTGCAGGATTATTGATTTTACTTAAACCTTTATATGCAATATATCTATTTTCCATATTAGTCATATCAACCATATCTGCAATTAGTCCACAAACTGCTAAATCAGCAAGTTCATCTGCATAATTAGTATTAAATTCTGTATCTAAATATTTACAAAATTTCCAAACCACTCCTGCTCCAGACAATGCTTTATTCTGATATGATTCTCTTTGAGATGATACTAGAGTTACATAATCATCATAAGGAATATTTTCATTGATGGCATGGTGGTCTAAAATAATAATTTCTACACCTTTATCGTGTAAATATTTGTATTGTTCAATTGTGTTGTCTAAACTATCTACAATAATTAATAAATCTGTGTCATTAAAACGAGATAAGTCTTGTCCAACTAAACCATGTGCTTTACCTTCATTAATAGATGTTTCTATATTATCTGTAAAATTTTTTAAATATCTTGTCATGATTGTCCCAGAACTAATGCCATCTAAATCTGTATCAAAAAATACATGAATTTTATAATTATATTGACACGCAGTTTTAACTATTATTGATGCTCTCATAATCCAAGGCATAGATAAATATGGTAATAAATCATTTTGTGTTGGATTAAAAAAATGTTCTGGGTTATCAATACCTCTATTTTGAAGTATTTGTTCTATAATTTCTTCTTCATATAGTCCTCTACCATCACATAGGACATTATAATTCTTCTCCGTCAGTATCATCCCCTATCATTTTAATTTCAGTTTTCAAAATTCTTTCTAATATACATTTTCCCATATCAGAAGGAGATACTTTATCTGGATAATTTTTATTTTCATTATCCCAATATCCAATCTCAAATTCACTGAACCTAGAATAAGATTTAAGTATATAAATATTTCTCATGATAAAGTCTTTTTCATATCCTACATCATGTAGAAATATAACTTTTGTTGGATTTAATTCAAGAATCATTTGTGCTTGTTTTGCACTTAATGAGCCACTGCCTAAAGCAACGCAATTTCTAATTCCGTATGTATGAAATTGTAAAACAGACTTTTCTGCTTCTAGTATGTATACTGTGTTATTTACAAGATATTTATAATTATGAGCATATCCGTACAAAGTTTGGCTACACTGACAGGGAACATGATAATAATATTTCATACCACCATCTTCAACATCATAATTACATCTTGCTTTTATTCCCATTAAATCACCTAGTTGTGTATAAATAGGAATAATGATTGTTTGTGATTCAATGTCATATCTGATATCAAAATATTTTTGTGTTTCTATCGATATATTGTCTTGTAAGAATTTAGTATTTGCACATTTTTTATAATTATCTAGTATTGAATTATCGTATGTATTTATCTGTAAATTTCGTTTCTTTTTAATGCGGTTGTAAAATCCACCAAATATGCCATTGTTTTCATATTGATAATAAAAATTTTCAATATTCAAAACTTTTTTAACCATTGCCAATACATCAGAAAAGGATACTTTTCGTTGTTCTATAATGTAACTAAAAATATCCTTTCTAATGTTTCTGGCATAATCCGTAACAATTAAATATGGATTATCATGCAATTTGATGACAATACTTTTTTTAGAAGAAACTTCATCTCTACCACATTGAATATAGTTTGGACGAATTACAACATTACAATATCCAAATCCTTCAAGGACTTCTTTTAGTTTTTCTGGATTATCCAATAATTGCTTTTTAATTTCTTCTAACATACTTCCACCAAATTCCTATTATGTTATCATCAAGTTATTTGTCCATGTCTGGGTCGGCACTGTGCAATTTCTCTGAATACCGCATAGTCCCCAGAGTATTTCAATAGATATGCAACACCCGTATCTGTGGAGTTAGCCCCAGACCTTGTTTTATCAAGAAAGAGCATTTTCCATACTGCACTTCTATCTGGCTCATACGGTTCTTCTATCCATTTATTATTAATTTTCTTTAATTGAAATGGATTGCAGTAATATTTACTTTTAGGGTCAAATTCTTCTGGATATACGTTTCTAATCAAGAAAAGATTCTCCATTACCTCTTTTGATTGTTTGGCGTTACTTAGAGTACTAGAATCTAAGAACAATTTACCCATAGTATGAATAGCCAACTGTAAAGATGCCAACATAATAATGTTATATTTTTTAGCAATAGCATCTAAATCACGGGTATCTTTAATCAATGCAAGGTCAGTTCTTGAATCTCCTGCTGTATTGAAATCAAGTTTTAAAGTGTCATAAAGAACTGTATCATATCCATGTCTTAATACATTTTCTCTAATTTTCTTTTTAACAACACCCATATTTGCATCAGCAATGGAAATAAATCTCAGTTTACCTTTAAATTCTTCTCTCCAATATTCTTGAACAGATTTCATTTGCTCTCTGTCTTCTGTGGTAATATTGCCACTCATAAGTTTCTTTTTAGTGAGATTGTAGTATCTATTTTTCTTAGCAAGTAACCAAATCAAAAATTTAATTTTGAATTTTTTTACATTTTCTTCGTTTGAAATAATTAATACTTTTCTATCTCTATAAAGCAAAGCCATAATAAGAGTGACATACCAAGTAGACTTCCCTGTCCCTGAGTATCCTGCCATAACAGTTAATGTACCATCAAGCAAACCATTGATTTGTCTTGATAAAAATGGGAAACAGTTGATTTCATTTAATTCATCATCTATTCCACCAACATCAAATGGGACACCATTTTCTAACCCTTCTGCACAATTATCAAAGAATTCATCGTCAAAATCAATTTCTTCTTCTTCTAAAACTTTGCTTGAATAGCCAGTGCCATATGATGCAATTCTCGCTTCATACCAATCAGTTACTTGTTCTGCTGACATTTTGCGGAATATTTTGATAGGGATAATTTTTTTATTTTGAATTTCTATTTCCTTTAATAAATTAAAACCATCATCATGTAACTTTAAAATAATATTTTCTCTATATAAAACATCAGCATAAACATCAAAATTTTGCACATTAATAATATTTATCTGATGTTGAATTGTTTCCCATCCACCACATTCTTCAAATCTCTCTAAAACTTCTTCATTGCAGTTGGATAAAATGGTAATTTCATCGAGAGAAAAAAAGCCTTTTTTGCGTAAATGTGACATTAATTCATAGTAAAAACGCCCATCTTTCGTTATAAAGTCATCTTTTGTGAAGTTAGTTTCATCCAAAAGTAACATATCTTTGAAAAAACAACTTACAACATTACCTTCATTCTCAATTCTGCCTTTCAGAAGTTGTGATGGATATTTTTCTGGAACACCAGAAATAAAAGCACCTTTATTCTTAATCGTCCTCACCAACTTCCATAGTAATATCTTCAAGTGATACTCTTTGTTTGCGAGGTTTATATTTCATATCTGGCATATCAACCTGTACTTCTTTAGGAATATAATTTGATTGCACAGGCTGATTCAATTTTTTTGCTTTTTCTAATTTTGTTGCAATAATTTTAAAGAAATATCTGATTTTGCCAAACTTTGTGTCAAAGTCTTTATTTGTCATTATCATAATAAGTTCTTCAAAATTTTCTGTAACAATATCATTAATTTCTTTCATAGTGTAGAAAGCAAGAAGATTAGTCATTTCTTTATAAAAACGACTGTCTGAAATAGTTTCACCAAAAATATCATATATTTTTCTGTATGTATCTTCTCTTAACATTTGTTCGTTTTTCTTTTCAAGATATTCTTCTTCAGTACAGTAATACTCATTTCTGCCACTATTGTTTACAATTTTAAATGCAGTAACTTTGTCTACTTTTTTCCCACAAACCCTACATTTAGGTGCTGACATAATATTCACCTCTTTGTTTGAAATAGGGAGACTATAAAAGTCTCCCATTTATTTATTTTAGTGCATTACATCATAAATACGTTTCAAGCCATCTGTAGGAACATCATTTAGTTTTCCATATTCTGCAATAATTGCTTTTACTTGTGCTTTCAGAGATGCATCTTTAAGTGCTTTAAATTCAGTACGAATTACATCTGCTAAGTTATCAGGGTATTCAGAATCAATATCAGAATCATCTTCATCTACATCAAAAGGAACTTCATCAGTTTCTTCTTCAATTGTTTCTACGGGTTCATCAATTTCTTCTTCTACTTCTTCAAAACCTTCATCAATGGGGTCTGGCATTGCTACTGGAATGGGTTTAGCCTTTTTTGCAACGGCAACAGCACCAGTTTTAGACTGTTCCATGCCCTTCTCTACTACTTCAACAAATTCTTTACCCATATTAGGTTTATCAAAAATCATATATTCAGGTACAGTACCATCAGCAAATCTACCACCTGCATCAATCAGAGGTGTGCCACGGAAATAAAGTTTTCTAATAGAATCTTTGACGTAACGTTTCTTTTTATCTCCATCACCTTTTTCTTCGATATCTCTGTCAATTACGCCTGTTAGTGTAACGTCAAAAATATCACCAAAGGCAGCTTCATAGTCTGCACCCATATTGGATGTTAACTGCATGTAACCATCTTCTTCCAGACCACCTTTTTCTCTAATCTGTTTAAATTTGGTATGTGCAATTACCCATACACCAAAACCTGCGTTTTGTAGTTTAGTCATCATAGGCTTAATAATATCGTTTGCAGAGTATTTTTCACCTGCTGTATAACCGCCCATTGCACCTTTAATGGATTTTGCTTTTTTATTAGGATTTTCAAGATTGGACTGACGAATTGTTTCTTTATCTGCTAATAGTACAAGTTCATCACCAGTATCAAAAGCAACAATTTCAATATCATGTTCTTTGCCTTTTTCTGCAATTAACCAATCAATCAGTTCTACAAGTTCTTTATATGTAGTAACCTGTGTTACATTCAGATTATCTAACATTTTATAACCAATTTCGTTACCACAACCAATTAGTAGACCACGAGAAGGGTCTTTATATTTTTCAAGAATTACATCTCTAAAAAGTGTTGTTTTACCAAACTTTTTTGTACTTCTTAGATAAATAGACAGATTTTTAATATCTGCTTTAATTGTATTAATTACTGGTTTTTTAAAAGCCATTTTATATCCTCTCTCCTTTCTCAGATATTACAGGTCATCATCGTCATCTTCAAAGATATCTTCAACTGCTTCATCGGCAACTGATTTTACAACCATATCATCTGTTGTATATACAGTTTCAGTGCTACCTTTTGTATAGCCACGAGCAGGTTTTTTAAATCTGTACTCTTTCATTCTTTCACCATATACACTGCCAAGTTCTGCTCTAATATCATCCATTGTAATGATTTCCAGTTCTAGGTCTTCTTTTTGTTCATCTGTCAGCATATCTTCTGTAATTTCTGTTTTCTGAGCACCATTAATCATATCAACGATTGCACCATATTCTCTGAAATTTTCACCAGATACAACAAATTTGTTTTTAATTACTTCTACTTTTTTCTTTGCTTTTGCATCAGCATCTTCAGGGGCAGAAGGAATTGCAATAGTTACAGGGACAGGGATATTCGCTTTACGGTTATTATCTCTTTCCATCATATAACCATTTACATAATATCTGCCTTTTTCTTCTACGGCATCAACTACTGCGTCTTCACCAAATACCATTACAATTGTTGCTTCAGACATTTCTTCTGCATCATCATCGGCAAGATAAATTCTCTGAGGAACAAAATTTTCATAGAATTTTTCCTTATCATCAGAATAAGAATGTTCAGATTTACCTCTAATTAGGAATTTTTTATTTGTATATTTGCCACTATCAATTACTTTTTTAATGAATTCAGCAAAATCCCATGCAGAAATATATTCGTGACGTTTTTTCTTACTTGCTTCAAGTGCTTTTTCTACTGTTTCTTTGCTACCATCTTCTAGTTCCAGTTCTGCAATATCCTCATCGGACATATTACCACCATGAGGAACATTATCCAGTGCTTTTTCCAGTTTGTATCTTCTATTAGGTTTTTCTAAGTCAATTACAAATTTTCTAAATTCAGCAACTTCTGCAATTTTAGGAGAAGTCAGTCTTTCTTTAAAAGGAATTTGAATTGTTTCACCATTTACTTTATTGCCATTATCATCTGTATAAGATTTTGTAAATGTGTAAACATCACCATGACCATCTGCATAAGCACCTGCATCTACTGTTAAAGAATGTCTATTATCTCCACAGATAGCATTGAATACTAATCTACGTTTTACCCAACCAGAATCATATGTTTGTTCGCTATAAGGTTTAAAATTATCAGTTTCTTTTGGCATTGATAGTTTGCCAATCATTTCAAAATTCATTAAATGTTTTCCTCCTAATAATTAATTCTCATCAGTTAACATATTTAATCAATCTAAGATTGTTATATAGAATAACTTTATGTAAATATATATAATGAAACCTCCCCAGATTTCACTTTTGCTTTAATTAACATCTTTCACAATTAGCATCACAATATTCTTCTCTTGCAATTCTTGCTTTTTCTTCTTGACATTTATCATACATTTTCAGACCTTCACAAACCGCTTTTGCCTGTTCATTTAGTCTTCTCTGTTTTCTACGTTCAACATAACGAGCATGTTTGCGTTTTTTATTTGCTAGAGCATTTTTCTTAATTTCTTCATCTTTTTCTTTTTTAAGTCTTTCTTTTTCTGCTTTATTATGTTCTTTAATTGCTTTATCAACAATCTTCACATACATTTTCTTATAAGAAATCTGTTGTGCCATATATTCAATACCTTCCCAAGTATATTCGGTTTTATATAGATGTTTTGCAATAGCAATAAATAGACATTTTCTTAGGTCAAACACATCGTCTTCATGACATACCATTTTTTCTGTTCCTTCATCGTTGAAAGTAACTTTTACTACTTTATCTGGTTTAATAATTTCATAACTAACAATTACAGGGTCTATTACTTTTAGCATTTCTTTTTCTTCTCCTTTCTGTTCATCACTATTCTCTCTATCATAAGATAATATATAATGCCCATTTTTAAAAACTATTTTGCAATTATTGCCAATTTCATAACCAGTATCAATAAACTGGATGCTGTTATCTAAATATGTAAAATCTGAATAATTGTCTCCATATGAAGTAATAGTTGCACTATCATCAAATGAAATAGCACTACTAGCAGAATTCACACATTGTTCTAATGCACTGGATAAAGATGTGGTTGCATACGAACTTACATCTACAGCATTTTGTAATTCTTTAAAAGAACTACTATGATAACTGTTAACCATTTTCATCACCTATTTTTATTTCTAATTTTTCCAACAATGTATCCCACAAGGAAAGACCCTGTGAGACACATTGCAAACACACTTATTTTTAAAACAATCATGCAATCACCTTATTCAACAAGTTTAAAGCATACATCTGTTCTTCTATTCATCTGCATATTCGCTTCAGAATCATTAGGTGCAACAGGTTTTGTGCCACCGTTACCAACTGTAATAATTCTATCTGCATCAATACCATTAATTACAAAATACTGCTTAACTGTTTCTGCTCTCTGATGAGAAAGTGTAACACCACTTGCATCATCATTATCAGAAGCAATATTGCCTTCAATCTGAATAATAGAGCCATCCAGAGTTTTAGCAATTTTAACAAATTCATCCAGTGCTTTAGATGCTTCTGCATTATCAAGGAATTTTGCTGTATTTGCCACAAAATTAACAGTTGCAGATTTTTTCAGTAGGGCAACAGAATTTTTAATATCCATTTCATTGTCTTCTGTTACTTTTACGTTATTATTTTCTTTTTTTACTTCATTAAATTCATATTTATCAGCCAATGCATCTAAATAAGAATCATCAAATAGTGTTTCTACTAAATCAGAGTTTGTTTTTTCTCCAATGGAATTCCATACTTCACACATATCTGTAAATACAGAAGGTGCTGTTTCATTTAGGATTTCTTTATTTTCATTCCAGTTTGCCATTTCTGCATCAGCACACATTTCTTTAATATCAGCATCAGACATACCATTGAACATAGGCATTACTTCACGAACTGCATCAGATTCTTTTCCATACAGTTCAATGCCCTGAATTGTGCCATCAATAAATTTAGTAATTAGTTCAGGATTTTTAGATGCAAAATCTTCTCTAAATAAGATACCATCCATAATCATGTTTTTAGAACTTGCAGTACTAAACAGTACATGGCAATTAGATGTATTTTGAGCCTGAGTTAGATAAGGTTGCCATGTTGCAGCCACATCAATTTTACCTGCAAAGAATGCTTTAGCGGCATCATCAGGAGTATCAAAGAAAATTAGATTATCAATAATCTGGTCTTTCTGTTTGTCTGTTAAGTCAGAGTTATTTACAAACCAAACAACCAGAGAGTGTGCTTCAGAGAATTGAGGAACACCAATCTTAGCATCTACCAAAGATTCTACTGTTTTAAATTTATCTGTTGCGATAATACCATCACCACCACTAGAATAATTAGTGAAGAAAGGCATTACCACATCTGTACCTGCTTTATCAAATTTTTCAGATAAGAATGCTGTTCTATTAATTGTATAACCTGCACCATCCAGACTACCTTTAATTAGTGCATTACTGCTCTGGTCAGCATCATTGATAATTTTAATATTTACATCTAAACCTAGATTATCATAAATAGAACCTTCTTGAGTAGTTAAACCACCGTTGGCTAAAATAATGCTTGACCATCCCACCCATTCGTCTAGTGAAATGTCAATAGTTTCATCATTCTTAGCACTACCAGAAGAAACGGGTTTATCTGAATCTCCACCATTCTTAATTACTCCTGTTTTCATTCCTACTGCGATACCGCCACCTGCAATAGCAAGAATCAAAACCAGAATCAAAATTTTTGCTACTTTTGTTAGTTTAAACCTTTTTGCACTCATATTATCTCTCTCCTTTATTGTGCTTATTTATTATATTTACTTTTTAAACTTTCAAGATAATCATTGCTACTTGCTTTTCTTGCTTCGACTTCTGCTTTGGAAATTTTAGTGGATGCTCTATTATTGTGAGCAATTCTAGCACCTTCTGTCATAGCGTTGAGGTCACTATTCTTTTCTCTAACGGCATCAAGCATTTTATCTGTACCAGTAACATTTTTCAAATCATTAATATCATCATAAACATCTTTAGTGATTTGCTGTACCTTCATGTTTTCAACAACTTCTTTGCTTTCTCTCTTTAGTTTACGCAGACGTTTTTCACATTCCTGATGTGCTTCTTTGGCTGCTTTTTCTGCATCACTATATGCTTTAATAATCTGTGTTTGTCTCTTAATATCAGAGATAATTTCTTCTCTTTCTTCTGCTTTTAACTGAGCATAATCCATTTTATTAGACTTAACCAAAGATTCACATTCAGATTCCACTTTTTTTAATCTTGCCTGTAGATTATCCATTTCTCTTTTAGCCATAGCCAATTTACCAGACGCTTTCTGTAAAGCATCATCTGCTTTATTATAAGATTCTTGTGCTTGGTCAATTTTTTCACTATAAATTGCTTCTGCACCTTCTGGAGTAGTTGCCATATCTTTAATAAAGACACGAACAATACCTTTAAATAGGCTTCTTGCTTCTGGAAAGATAATAAAGATGCCAACAATTAAAATACATGCTACAATAAAGATGATTGTCTTCAATTCCATAATCATTCACCTCCGATAATAAAGTCAATCAGTGCTTTAATTCTTTCGCATTCTGCATCAACTTTTTCTCTGCAAACTTTCATATCTGTTTCTGCTTCGGAGATTACTTTTTCAAGTCTTTCGATTTCCTGTTTGTGTTCCTCAATCTTAATTTTTGTTTCAGCAATTTCTCCTTCACAACTTTCTTTAACTTTATTTGCTACTGCTGTTGTAATGCCAATCCTATTTTCACCATCACATACAACCATTTCTGCTGTAAGACCAAAACTAGCCATAATACCTTTTACTGTTGCCTGTTTCGTTGCAGTAGCCATTTCTTTAGGCAGAGAATTCATAATTTCTTCTACTTTAAAGATAGACTGGGATTTATCTTCAACACCATTTTCTTTATAAATATCTTCAATTAATGTATCTCTGTTTACTTCTTCTAATTCTGCTTCAATTTCTGGTTCTTCTTCATAATAATAATCTTTTTCATCAAATTCTTTTTCTTCTTCTTCAATTAACAAATTCTTTAAAAATCCCATTGCCATATTCTCTCTCCTTATAATTCAATAATTACATCACACATTCTTTCTGCTTCTTCCCTAGAGTGTGTTACCATAATAATTGTATTTTTAATTTCTTCATGTTGTTTAATAATTAAATCCTGCATTTTCTTTCTAGTATTTGTATCTAATGCAGATAAAGGTTCATCCATTAGAACTACTTCTGGATTCATAAATAATGTTCTAGCCAACGCAAGTCTTTGTTTTTGTCCACCAGATAATTGTTTTGGATATTTATGTTGATGTTCATTCAATCCTACAAGATGCAACATGTGTATTGCGTTTGTAATATCATTTTCATCAATTTTACCTTTGATTTCTTTTGCAATTAAAACATTTCTTAAACAATTAAGCCAATCAAACGAAGTATAATTCTGATGCATCATATACACATTATTTTTGTTTGCTTTTGTTACAACTTGTCCATCAATTATTACTTGACCTGCTAATGGTTTCGTTAAACCTGCAATTGTTCTTAATAATGTTGTTTTGCCACAGCCAGAACTACCTAAAATTCCATAAATTTTTGGTTCAAAAATATAATTGAAATCTTTTAAAAGCGGTTTATCTCTGCTATAACCTGTTTTTAGATTTTTAATTTCTATCATCTAAGTACCTCCACTTGAATATTTTTTGTATTAACTTATTCGCAAAATTATCAATAATAAAACTCAAAATCATAATAACCATGATTCCCATGAACACTAAATCTGTTCTACCTCTTGCAGAAGATTGTTGAATGATATATCCAAGACCTTTTACTGCATTAATTTGTTCACATACTGCTATATATGTAAATCCAATGCCTATCATCATAATGAAACTATTCATTACACTTGGAAGACAAGCAGGAATTTGAATTTTAGTAATTGTTTGGAATCTACTCATTCCTAATGTCAATCCTGTATCAATTAGGTCTTGATTAATTTCATCTAAACATAAGATTACAGATGGCATCATATATACAAATGTTGCAATAAAAAGAAAAGCCACTTTCATAGATTCTTCAATGCCAAACCACATAATTAATAATGGATAAAATGCTGTAACAGGAACATATCTTAATGTACTTATAATTGGATGTAAAATATCATAAGCAATTTTTGAATTATAAATTAGCAATGCTACTGGAAATGCAACTAAACCAGATATAATTGTTGCAACAAAAATTCTTCTTAATGAATACATCATGGCAATAAGTAATTGTCCATCAGAAATCATCTCTAGCATTGCAGAAAAAACATCTTTTGGTGAGGGTATGAAAATAGGATTTACAAATATTGATGTTACTTGCCATATAGCAAGTATTGAAATCAATAAGAACAATCGTTTTATAACTGTTTTCATTTATATATCCTCCAACTCTTTCTTAATATCTCTTTCTCTAAACCACATATTTATATCATACCATCTATCTTTTTCTGTTAAATAGAACACATAATCAGCATGTACTTTTTGGAAAAAGTTGTAATAAAAATTTCTTCCATATGTAGTACAGATTTCCCAAAAATAAGGGTCAATGTCTTGAAATATCTTCTCTATTGTCAGTATTTCATAATTTAAACTATTAATTGATTTATTGATATCTCTTTTCTCTTTTGAGAAAAACATTGTTTCATCTCTTTCATCTTGCAAATCTCTCATTGCATTTCGCAGTTCAATATATCGTGGAAATATTTTAATAATTTGCTCAATGTTCTCTTTTAAAAATGAATTATCTTCAAACTTAGAATTATATATCCAAGCAATTTTATATGGGCATTCTTTTGTCGGTTCATGGATAAATGTATTTTTCATTATTCATCATCCTTTACGTCCATTATTTGTACAGGTTTAGGGAAAAAATATGGTGTAATCATTGGCTTAATAACTACATCAATTATATCTTGTGGAACATTTCTCGCACACAAAATTTTGTTAAATCTTGTTCCTTTAAAACCACTACCTGTTATGCATATAATTTTCATTACACTTCCATTATTAAAAATTAATTCTGTTCTTGTGTTAAATCTTAACCTCTCTTGAAAGTTCTGATTATTTTCTTTATATTCAAGAATAAATTTATCAATCAGTTCTTTTTCTTCTTTTTCTGATACAATAATTGCACACTTTAAGAAAGGATTAATCTCACACAAATATATCATTTCAATAATACTTTCTTTAAATTTCATTTAATTACTCCATAAACATATCTCTTAAAACTACCATTGTTTCAATTAATTCTTCTAACATAGGGAATTTATTCATAGAAATATACTGTTCATTATGTGCTGTTTCATGGCTTACAAATGGAGCAAATGTAATATTCCCATTGTCATAACAAACAACACCAATTGGAACGCCCATTTTGTCTAACTGAAAATGATAATGATTGCTACCATTCATAAGTTTAATATTTACATTATCGCAACCAGTTTTTATTTTTAATTCTTCTGCAAATACTTTATAGTTTTTAAATTTTACAATTTCCATTTTATTCCTCCTGAAAATATTAAGCACCAATACTCACCACATCTTCTATTTTTTCATAAATAGGGGTTTCTTGTCCCTCAATCCAAATTTCATATGTATCATTTATTTTGTCTATAAAATATACTTGATGGATAATATGTTTTGATTTTAAAACAACAATCATTGATTTACCTCTTATTTTTTAACTAAATTTTCGTCAATTGGTAGGTTACAAAGTACTTTAGAAGCAATAACATAGCCATACTGAATTCCTTGTCTAAAAATCATTTCTTCTAATTCTGTTATTGGTCTACCTGCATTTGCATATGTTTCTTTATATTTATTAATGATTGTATCAATTTCTTTTTGTAAAAATTTTTGCAAATCCATTAGTTTCACTCCAATCCAAACTGTTTAGCAATTTCGTCAATTTGTAATTCGACTTTTTTATCTTCAGATAACAGTTTTTCAAGTTGTTTTTCTGCTGTTTTTAATCCCAGTTCTTTATTTCTATAATTTAGTACTTCAATTTTTTCTCTAATATCTTGCATCCACTCAACAGCAGTGAAGTTACCATACATTAAGGTATAATCTTCAAGCACTTTTCCATAATAGTCACCAGTTTTTAAATCTTCACAAGCCAACACTTCCGCACCAATCATTACAAGTAAGTTTTTCAATTCAAATGGTGTCATAGCATGTATGTTATAATCATTACCATGAAAACTTAACATACAATTTGTAATTGGTTTAAAAACAGGCTTATTTTCTTTTAGGTCTGTTTTCATTGATTCAATTTTATTCTTTAAAACAAGGATTTTATCGTCATTTTTACTCATATTTTGTTGTCCCCCTTTGGTATATCTTGGTATTTCTTAGTCTAGTAACGTACAATTTTGGTTCAAAAGCAGAATGAATTTCTTCTAACGAAACATTTTCCATTCCAAAGACTGTTCTCCATTTAATTTCTTTTTCTATAATTCCCCATGACATTATTTCGACTTCTTTTCTTTTTGTTACCCTAAATTTTGTATCTTCTTCAAAATGACTTAATGGTTTTGCTTTATATATTTCAATTTCACCATCACGCATAGATAAAAATTCAATATCATAGTAATATCTATTATACTGTACCTTCTCTTTCATATAATCCAACGAGATATCTTCAAGAGTAGAACCTTCATAGTCGATTTGGGAGAATTCATAAGATGATTGTAACCTTTCATAATATTCTGAATATTCAGGGTCACATTCTTCTTTTACACAATCAATAAACAAATCTTTGCTAATTGATTTATATTTTGTTATCCATTTTCCATCTTCCATAAATACATATCTTTTACCGTATGGAATATCATATCTTACATTATATTTAACTTTATAATTCCATCTTGAAGATGTTCTTGCTTCATCTGGTAGTTTGTCATATTTTGTAACAATTTGTTTGTTTCCATTTGTGTCTGTGTATTCATAACCTGCACCAAACGTTTCAAATTGTCCCATATAAACAAATTCAGCACCAGATTTCTTTTTATATGTAGCACCAACAATTAAATCCTTTGCTCTGATTGGTTGTCTTTCTTCTAATTTTTTAGTAAATTCCATAATTTCTTTATAATCAACAGAACTTGTTGGAATCAGAATCAAATCTTTGCCACACCAACCATATACAAATTTTCCTTCCAGACCTTTACCTACAATAGAAGATGTATTCTCAAGAATATAAAGTAAATTTTCAATAGTTATTTCAAATTCAAAACCTCTTGGGTCATATACTCTACAGTATGCTTGTCTTTGCTCCCAATAAGAATAACGATAATCACCAACTTTTTTATTTAAAACAAAACCTTCGGTTGGCTCATTATCAAATTCTGTATTTGGGATATTTATATCTCTCCAACTATTCCAAGACCTTTCTTTTCTTAGTTTTCCTTTTTCGTCATAATAAATTACATAAGCAAGTTTTCCTGTATATGTATCTGGTCTGTTTTGATATCCAACATTAATACATTTAGGAATATAAATGTTTGTATTCAATTATTTCACCTCTTTAAAAACTTTTAGTTTGATTGAAATTACGGAATGTGGCAACTCCTGCTGTTTGAGTTGTTTTAAATGATTGAATGAAAATATGTTGGCTATACAATGGTTTTCCACAAATAGGACATACTTGGTATTCTTTATATTTATTTTTCATTTTAAAACTATCACATTTACTGCACATAATTTCACCTCTTATAAAATAAAAATGAGTTACCTACTTTATAATTCGATAATTATATTTCAGTAACTCCATATTTTTTTAACGGTCTATAATTACTTTTCTACCAGATAATTCAATAAGTGCTTTTAAATTTGCTTTAGCACTATAAGAATAATCGAATAATTCTGTTTCATCATTATCGTTAATCCATAAATCATGTTCAATTTCTTTTACGATATTATACGCTTGATTTAAAATTTCAAATTCAGAATCTTCTAATGAGAAAGAAATGTCTTTATAAACAGATACATCTGCCATTATTATCACTCCATATTGCTAATTGCTTCTTCAATTGCTTCATTAAAACTACATCCACCATTATAATACATAACATGGAAATCAATTGTACCATCTAAATTTTGAGTAGCATTAAATATATCATCATCTGGGTCGATAGATATTTTCTCAATAATTTCATATACATTATGACCTGCAACAACATACTTGTTATATAATTCATCATATACAGCCCAAACGAAATCTCCTTCATAAAAATCTAAATCGATATTAGTTTTATTACATTCTTTTAAAATGCGTTCACATTGTTCATTTAATGTTTCATTTTTATGAAGTTTTGGTACAAATTTTAATTTACCTTTATATTGAACTGTTTCACTCATTAAATTCTCCTTCTTCATATTCTTCCAAATACTGTTTAGATGCTAATTCACGTTTTGTTCTTGAATGTTTTCTATTACCTTCACACCAATCACAACCACCATGATTTCTACATCTTTTATCAATTGCTTTTCCACCAGTATAGGGTTTACGTCTTTCTTTCTTATGTTCAATTGCTTTGTTCAGTGTCATCTTCGTTATCCTCTTGGTAATATGCATTGCATTCATTAATTGCCTTTGTAATTACTTCTGTGTTGAATTTTATTTTATATAGGTCTGTTATATCCCTCTCATTATATGTACAGTCTGCTTCTCCTTCACTATACAAAAATGAACCGCACATAGGACAAAATACATACTGTTGAGAAATATTTAATTCTCCAGTTTTAAAATCCTTTTCTCCTACTTGATGAGTGAAATTACAAAAAGGACAAATAGCATAAATAGCCATATCACCTTTAAATTTTTCATATTGCCAATTAAGTTTTGCTTCTAATTCTACAACAATTCTGTCTTCATTTTCTTCCATAATTTTCATATGAATCACCTATCAAAAATAATATTAATTAACTATCTGTAAACCAATAACCTGTTGTTAAATATCTTAGTGAACCTACATTATTAGTAATTTCTTCCCATTCTTTATCTCCATTATCTGATTCTGGATAAACAATACATCTAATAAAATCTGTATCATTAGCATATTGATTCATAATTTTTTCTTCTTCAAATAATGCTTTCTTTGCAATTTCAATATGTTCTTCATCATTTGAATTTAGATAATCTTCAATAATAGAATCTTTAATTGATAAATGTCTTCCAAACCATAAGAAATCACTCCATTTGATTTCTTCATTCATAAGGTCTTCTTTAGATAAATTGTCCCATTTTTTTAAATATTCTTTTTGTTCTTTTGTTAATTCCATATTCATTTTCATTCTCCTTTATAAACTTGAATTGTGCCATCAGTATTATAGAGTGGTGTAATACCAAATCCATATGACCCATAATGGATAAAATATTTTATTTTTGTATCATTAGCATAAACTATAAATTCATAATCTTTCCATTTCTCCAAAACGGTAAAATATCCACCCATCAATTGTTTTCTGTATGTGTCGTTATTTTTATTTTGATGGTCTTCACCACACCCAGATAAGCAAAATACCATCATGATTAATAATATTAATTTTTTCATTCTAGCCACCTATTTTCTAATCTATAAAATCCATATACTGCTAAAGCAGTTAATGGAAACCAAAGAACCCAGAATAATCCTACATAAAAAGACCCATTAGATACTAGCATTTTATATGTTTCTTCTGTTGTTTGGTCATCATAAAAATTGGTGTTTTCTGGAATAGTATTGTCTTTTAGATTAGCAAAAATTGTACCTTTAAATTTTGTAGGTGTACCATAATATTTATATCTAATATGAGAAGATTCTTTGATTGTCTTAATATGGTCTGGAGAAGGAATGTCAAATTTAACAGAATCAAATACAACATCACTAAATTTAATTTGTTTACAAGTTAGTTCATCTTGTCCTGCATAATCCCAAGTCCAATAATGTTCTGTTCTTGTCTGATAATGTTTTCCGACTTTATATCTAACAGTTCTAGTATGCATTGTATATTTTTCTTTTACTTTTTTAGCATACATATATTGTCCATCAATTTCTGGATAAGAAACAGTATCAACTGCTTCTAAATTTCCAAATACAAATGCATTGCCAACATTTGTTTCCATACCATATTTAAATAAATCAGAATCTTCAATTTTGATTGCTTTATTGTATACTTCATTTCTATCAAGAATTGAATCAGAAATTTTATTTGTAATCACTATACCAATCAGTAAAGATATAATAATAATACATATACTAAATAATATTTCTCTTTTTGTTATTTCTGTTCCATCTAAATTTCTTTTAACAACTTTACTCATATATTAATCCTCAAATAAGTTTGTAGGAGCATCTTCACTTACACCGTAATCTAAATATTCATAATCCATAATTTCATATCCTAGAATACCTAAGAAGTTTCTAGCAGGAAATTTTCTAACATATCTATTATATTCTTTGACTTGCTGATTGAAGTTTTCTCTATGTTCTGCAATCATATTTTCTGTAATAGATAGTTCATTCATCAATTGTTTATAGTTTTCATTTGCTTTTAATTCTGGATATGCTTCTGCTACTGCGGTAATTGCTGTCATAGCACCTTCAATATCTCCTGCTTGTCCACGCATTGCAACAGTTTCTTTTAGCAGAGTTGCTTCGTGTTCATTATAGTCTTCTACGCAATCAACTAGATTACCAATTAGGTCAATTCTTCTTTTTTCTTGCACATTAATTGCAGATTGTGCGGAATTTACCTGTTCTTCCAAAGAGAATGCCCTGTTCTGATATCCTTGAACACCAAACACAATAAATAGTGCAATAGCAACTACAATGCCTACAATAATACCAACCAATTTCATCTCAGATTTATTCATTTTAATTATCCTTTCTTATAATAAATATGGTAATACTTTAATATACTTTTCTTTTAATCTATCTGTTAGTGTATCTTTTTGAGCAAAATGGTCTTTCATGTCAGCAAGTTTAACCCACCAAGCACATTGACCCCACATAGAATTTGTGTGTGCTTTAATTTTTTGAATATAATATAAATAATCCTCGTCTGGTTCTTTTGTTAATGTTTGTAGTGCAATAATAAACATATTTTGCAATCTACCATTTACAGGATATGGAACATCATTTATATTGCAATTTGTATCTTCTATAATGTCATGCAAAATAGCAAGACACATACAATCTAATCTATATTCTTCTGGAATTAACATATTGCATTTTACATATTCAGTAACTCGTTTTGCATGAGCAAAAGTTTCTTCATCATAATATTTAGATGCAAAACTCAGACAATTTTCATAATCTTTTTTCCAATTAATTTCTTCAATCATTGCGTAATTACCATCATCACCACAATACATTTTTGCTTCACAATATGTCTCTCCCATAGCATCCGTTTTCATAATACCCGTACCATAAGTAGACCAATCTATTGCCTGTCCATATTCTGTATCATGATAAACAAAGTAATTTCTTACATATTTTTTACACATTTCTTTTTTAGAACAATTACTTCCTTTACATATTGCCATCGGTATCACCTCCTAACTAAATATGTATATTACTTGTGAATATATCTGTCTACTGGATTCATGTTATTTTTATCTTCCCAATATTTAAAATTTAAATAATTCGCAATATCTTCAAGGTCATTAAATACTCTTGCCCCATTTGATTCTACAAGTCTTTCTACAGCACAAAGACTATGATAAACTTGTTTATCCCATACTTTACCAAGAACACAGAATAAAGTTTTTTCTGGTCTTTTATTTGAATCATCTACAACTTCTGCAATAGAATAAAATCCTTTCATCCCAGAAGTAATTACATATAATACATAATCTGATTCTTCTCTTTCTTTCACTTCACGCAGTCTATCTTCTTCATTCCAATTCTTTACAATAGGGTTATAATAATCACATTTAATCATTGGAATAAGTTTGTCACGCCACTTATATCCACTACAAGTACCACCTAAAAATACTTTCACTTTATTCCTTCTCTCTATAATGTATAAAATTTTCTTCTTTACATTGGTTCATAGTGTAATCAACATCATCACCATATACTTCACAATACAAATTGGTACAATGCACACATAATCTACAATCTACATTTTTCATAAACCTTCACCTACATAAATCAAATCATCAATATACTTTCTATCTTCACCTTTAAAAATTGGAATATTCTTATCAATAAACCACTGACCTTCGCCAACTTCATTTGTCATCATTTTATTACCCCAAGGTTCTGAAACCATTTTATTTCTAATACAACAAGAACCATGTTTTTGATATGTAGGTAAATCGTTCCAGTTAATATTTTTCTGTGTTATCAGCATATCTTGAATCATATTACAAGATTTGCCTTGTAATTCTTTATGACTAAAATTAGCCTGTCCAATCATTTGAATAGAATTTCTTGTTGCATCTAACTGTCTCCAATAAACACAGTTTGTCACTTCTTCTTTGGGAATGTTAAAACATCTAGCATCAAACATGGCTTTGTTGACTTTTTCATAATAAACTTTATACTCTGCCTCTAATGCATCAAATTCTAATTGTGTACCGCCTTGGTCTATTCCTCTTTCATGGAATTCTTTATAAAATTTGAAATCTACAATTTCAAGAAAGAATTTATTAAAAGCCATAGTTGCCATAGAAGCAGAAACACTGCACATTTTTTGTACTTCATAATCAAACCATGCTTCTGATGTAAATTTCTGATAATCAATTAAAACAAGCGTAATTTCATCTGACTGTGTATAACCTAGAACACAACCTTGAATATTTTCACAAAGATATTTCATTGTTTCTTGCATTGATTTAATTAATACTTCATCAAAAGGTTTCTTAAAACCTCTTGTAAATGTATGGAATGCTTTCCCATCAAGTCGGATAATCACAGGTGTTCTTCTCATTAATTTTGTTTTTGGAATTTGTTCATAGAATGTCTTGATTCTAACTCCTAAATCATCGTTCACTGGCATATTATCATCTCCTTAATATTAATTTCATATATAATTTTATATATAATTCTTGATACCATTTAAGTTTGATGCCTAACATTTCTTCACAAAATTTATACGGATTTCTTTTATAATAATCAATTCTTTCTTGATGTATAAACTTATCTAACTCAGAATAATTTTTATTCATTACTACTTCCTCCGATATTAGTAGGCATTACATCTGTTTTTCTTTGTAACCAATCTACCCACTCTTGTGAGGTTATTAAACAGCAACTACTTTGACTAACATAAATTGTTGCAGGAATAGGCACATACATATCTGGGTAATTCTCTTTATATTTCTCCCATTGTTCTGGCGTTCCACATCTACCAAAAATTTTTGCACTCATTTATTCAACCCCTCATACATATATTTATATTCTAATAATTGTTGATATAATTTCTTAGAGATTGTAATATGCTCATCAGTATCGTAAACACAAAATACTACTTCTTTTTTACCGTCCATTCTAGGCACTTCATATCCGAAAAATCCGTCTTCTTCAAACTTATTCATCTTAATAAAATGTTGGAATACTGCGTCTACAGCATTATCAGTTACATCTATTCTTGTCTGCGTATTCATAGTGCCTTGCTTTTCATTTACAGTTGCCCAATAAATTGTATTTGAAATTGGAGCAACAACTAATTTTTTCATATGCATTACCTCATTGTAAGTCTATGGTATATTCATTTGTTACTGTTTCATCTGGAACATAAATAATATAATATTCTGTTTGTTCTACTTCTCTAGGTTCTAATGAAAATAATCCTTGCATCCAATTTGGAATCTCTCTATAAGATTGATGCACTTCAATTTTAGGATAACCTTCATATTCTTTAATGTAAGTTTTATTTGCAGGTATATATCCAACCTTTTCTCCATGAGTTGAATTTCTAGCAAAATAATATCTCATTTCTCCATCAATAGTTATTCTTGAATAAAACATTCCACTAGAACCAGAGCCAACGGTAGTAATATTATCTTGTAGAGCATTAATCTTAAAACTATAATGTGTTGTTTTTTCTGGACAAAACTCTATAGCAATACATGAAATCATAAATACAATTATTGCATCTAAAATTATTCCCATGAATATAGAAAATCCAACATCAAACGAATCATAATGCGGTTCTACTGTATATAACCAATAAATAAATGCTCCAACTATTAATAATCCTATAAAAAATGCTAACATATAATCACCTCATATATTTATTCGATATAAAAATAAGAAAGCCACCCTATAAATGAGTGGCTAACTTATTATGTATTCGTTATATAATTATGTTCTAATCTAGCGTTTTTAACAGTATATTCTACCATTGTAACGCCATATTTTTTCAGCCATTTTTTATTAATTCTTTTCTTTTTATGTTTTCTAACCTGAACAGGAATTTTAAAAGTTACATCAACTTCATTTGAATCTCCTACTGATTCACACATTCTTTTTACTAATTCTTTATCAAATGATGCTTTTTCAAGTTCTATTGTACTTTTATAATCCATAAAACTAATAAGTGGAATTCCATCATGATTGTAAGCATATTCTGGACGATATGTAATTTCAAAATTAGAAATATTAACATCAGTCAATTCTTTATCATCAATATACATTTTACAATTTTTAAACACTTTAATCCTCCAAATTATATAAAATCACAGGTGTTTTATTTCCCATGTATGGTAATGCTCTTAAAACATTATAGTCAATCCAATCAACTGCTTCTATTTCAGAAAATTCTTCTTCATCCATTAACCAACGTACCATTTTATCATAATCATAAACTGCTCTACCCTCATCAGACATACCAACAAAAGCATCTGCAAAATCATAATTGTCTAAAATAATTACATCATCTGACCATCCATTATCTCTAATTTTATCAATAATATCTTTAACGGTCATTGCTCCATCTCCTTGTATTGATAGAACCATCTTCTTAAAGTTACAATATCTGTTGGAATCAAATCTCTATCCTCACCATCATGTAACTTCTTAACATAAGAATAGAATTCATTTGCTAATGGAGTTGTTAATGCAGAAGTTTTCATTGTGTATCCTTTTCTTAGTGTTTCATGAGAAATTCCTCTCATAAATTTCCAAAAATTATAATATGCAAGTTTTAGTTTTGTCATATATCCATTACTATCTTCAATAACAAATCCTTCAATATTTGTATTATTGTAATGATAGTCATTTGTAATTACTTCGTAGTACCAGTCATAGAATTCTTGCCATGTAGCAATCTCATAAGCCTTTTCTTTATGGATTAATCCAATTTCATTTGCAACATTACACATATCTTCATAACTATATTTTTTAAATTCTAATTGATTATGAATAATATCTAGTAAGATAATTTTGCTTTCAGTATATTCAATGATATGAGGGTCATTTACAATATCAATTACTTCAAAAGCAAATGTTACATTATGCTCTTTAGAATATTGTTTAATTTTTTCTAATTGCTCCCCAGTATGTTTTCTAGCAAGAATTTCTTTAAACCATATAGCATAATCACCATCAATATTAGATTTAGTTGTTACAAGTAAATTATCTTCTTTTTCATCATATCCAACTAATCCAAGATATCCATTTTCTTTAACATATACAGTAATAGGGAATTGTAATTTCCTCTGAAGATTTTCAATTTTAGTTTCTTCCATCTCGTTAATATTAAAGAATTTCTTATAACCACGACATAAAACCTTCATTTTTTCATTATCAATATATAGCCCTCTTGCTTGAATAGTCTGTTTATTCCACACTTTTTCATAGAAAGCCTGTTTTGTAAAATTAAAAGAAGAAATATGTCCAAATGTTTTTTCTGTAATATATTTGTTTTCTCTCATTTCCAGAATAGCATCTGCTACATCTCCATTTAGATAATCTTTTTCTGTTTCATCTGGAATTCTAAATACTGGATTTGGAACAGAAATACCTTTAATTTCTTCATGAGTAATTTCTAAACATCTTAAATCTCCACCAAATTCTACATGACCTTCTAAATTAAACACTCTATCGTTTACTTTAATAGGTAAACGTTTTGTATTTCTATGTCCATGAATCTGATAAAAATTATTTGGAGTTGTGTTAACCCAAGTATTTGCAATTACTTCAAAATCTTTGAAATCTCCTGCACCTTGCATCATTTGTTCTGTTGAAATAAATGTTAGAGGTTCGGTCATTGTTGCTAAACCTGCGTGAGTAACCAAAAAGAATTTATCATCATATTTGAAAAATGCACACTGAGCAAATTTTCTATACAATTGACGAATATCTTTCTTATCAATTTCTGCATCAATTAATTGTTTCTTAGTTACAAATTCAAACTCCTTAGACATTGTGGTTTCATTATTTCCATATTTTCTAAGGAATTTTTCATGATTACCTTCCAGTAATAAAACATTTTTTTTATCTTTAATATTAATTAAAAATTTAACTACATCTCCATTTTCAAGTCCTCTATCAATATAATCACCTGTGAAAATATAAAATTCATCATCTTTAATTTCATCTTTTAAATAATATTTTAATACTGTATAACAACCATGAATGTCACCAATAACATGAATTTTGCTATATTCAGAGAAATCAATTGGATTCATCCAAATAGTACTTAATTCATTTGGCTTGATTACTTTAATACCAGAAGGAACTTTTTGTGTTTTAAATCTTGAATACATTTTATCAATTGCTTCTTCTGGAACTTGTTTCAGTTCTGGACGCATTTTATTTCTTCTTTTAACTTCTTCAATAGAAACATCTGTAAAGTCAACACAATAAATACGATAACGATATTCTGAACACAGTTCTTTATATCTTGTCATTTCAGAAGTTTTGGAATTTGTTGCATCAATAACTGTAAATTCGCCATTCTTCATTCTTTCTTCAAGAATTTCAAATAATGTATTCCATACCTTTTTATCTTTGTTTGGAACGATTTGAAATTTACCATTAGCCATTTGACAAGGACTTTGATACATCATTCTAATGTCATCGGCAGATAATGTATATGGTTTTAATCCGTTTTCTTCAATCCATGTAGATTTTCCTACACCTGCTGAACCTCTTAATAATAATAATACTCTCAACTTAATTCATCTCCTTATTACCAAAAACCGCCCCATTTAAGGATAGCAATACTAATACCAACACTTAATAGAGAAGTCCAAAAACTATATTTATCTGTCTTTGGCTCTCCATGCTTAACCATCCCAATGCCGATATTCATACCATAAATAATACACATTGCAATTTGAGCACCATTCATTATTCTATCTCTCCTTTATATTTATGGATTTCTTCATTCACTTGATTCTTACTTCCACAATTAGGGCAGTAATTTTTAACTACTTTCGTCCAATCTATCCCATAACCACATTCTGAACATTCAAATCCAGAAATAACTCTCTTGCTTGGGAAGAATTCATGTTGTACAAAAACTTTAATCCATTCACCATTACTAGGTGATGTTTCTAACTCTTGTTCTTCTAAACATTCCAAAACAAGTTGCAAAGATTTTCTACCTAAACCATGACAATGAATAAGTGAATCTGCAAATTTATTTTTATCAACTAATTCTCTCATTTGTAACCAACCCTTTTATAAATTTCTTGAATTTTTTCATTTGCTTCTTCTTGTGTTAAGAAAATATCTTGTCCAAGTCTATAAGAATAACCAGATGTATAATACATTTGGGATGCAATTAGATGTGATGTGTCATCAAAATTATCTGTCTGCTCATGAATTTCCCAAACAATATCTCCTTCTTCTGGAAGTTTAAGTTTCTGATTCTCTACTGTTTTATCATCTTGTTTATTTAATTTTAATTCTTTTTCTCTACATTCTCTGCAATGTGATTGAGGGATATTCTTACCATCATTCATTCTCCATCCAAATTCTTTTTCAATCAATGTACGTTTGCGAACAATTTTCCCACATTTGGGACATTTTGTCATATGTACTTTGCTATCTTCATTTAATTTAAAATATTCATCAACATAATCACCAAGCATTTCATTAATAAGTGATTCTAGTGTTTGATTATTTCCTTCTTTAGAAAGTATATAATCAACATCTTCTTTTAACATACGATTCATTGTAAAAGTAATTTGTGGGTGTTTTTTCTTACTCATAAAACCTCTCCTTATTAAGTTTATATAATATAATTCGACAAATAAAAATAGCACCCACCCATAAATATGAGTAGGTGCATCAAATTACATCATTGGAGCATTCATTGTGGCAGATTCATTTTTTACATCAATAACTGCAACTTCTGTTGTTAAGAATGTGGATGCAATAGAAGTAGCATTCTGCAATGCACTTCTTGTAACTTTTGCGGGGTCAATGATACCCTTTGCAATCATATCTACATATTCCTCAGACATTACATCATAACCAATACAATTATTCTGTTTGAATACTTCATTAATAATTACAGAACCTTCCAGACCTGCATTTTTTGCAATATTGTACATAGGTGCTTCTAGTGCTTTCATAACGATTTCTGCACCTGTTTTTTCATCACCTGTCATATCCTGAATATAGTCTTTCAGATATTTAGCAATATGAACATATGTAGAGCCACCACCTGCTACAATACCTTCTTCCATAGCAGCCTTTGTAGCAGCAATCGCATCTTCCATACGCAGTTTCTTTTCTTTCATTTCTGTTTCTGTAGATGCACCAACTTTAATTACAGCAATACCACCACACAGTTTTGCCAATCTTTCTTTTAGAAACTTCTTATCAAATTCAGATGTAGTAGTTTCAATTTTTTGCTGTAACTGTCTTACTCTAGCGTTATATTCTTCTTCATTTTTATTACCGTCAATAATAATAGTTTTTTCTTTTTCTACTTTAACTACTCTAGCAGAACCCAAACAATCCATAGTCATATCTTTAAAGTCCATGCCTTTTTCAGAAGTGATTACAGTTGCACCAACAAAGGTAGCAATATCTTCCAGAGTAGATAGTTTTCTTTCGCCATAACTAGGTGCTTTTACTGCTACACAAGTGAATACATTTCTTAGTTTATTTACAATTAATGTCTGCATTGCTTCTGCTTCAACATTATCTGCAATGATAAACAGTTTCTTGCCCATCTGCATTACCTGTTCCAGAATAGGCAGAATTTCCTGAATAGAAGTAATTTTCTTATCT